TGCTAAAGAGAAAACGGTCGAGCGACTTGCTGCGGTTCAGGACCATGTCAGGAACGACATCGAGATTTATGCGCGTCAGATGCTCCAGTTTTTCTTCCATTTGAAATCCAATACTGACGGTAAGACCCCTCTTCGCATTCAAATGCCTTCATATGAGAGTGGCGACGCCTTCAAATCGGCATTCTCACCTGTTGGCGTGTCGAACCCTGATCTGACCATGTCATGGCCTGCCCTCTCGACGCGTACGATCCGCAACAAGCAGGGACTGACGACCTACTTCGTACATACTGGTGAGTTGCTCGAGAAAATGCAGACGAGCTTTGCTCCCTTTCTGCAGAATGTGCTACGTCCCACGATCTCTTTCATACCAACAGACGAACCCGGAAAAGTGGGTAAGATTACAATCGCAATGCTGGGCTCCAAGAAGACGGGAATCAATCTGACGAGCTTTCCGTTTTTGAAAGATGAATCGGGTCTCTCGGCAAACAAACTAGTCGGGCTCGGAGCAAGAGATTCGGATAAAGGTCTTCTTGCTCGCCTCATGGAGGCAGAGGTCGCTGATAAACTGAAAAATTTCGGTCGGCCAGTGCAGAGACCACTTGTCGCGCCTCTAATAGCATATTATGTTCTTCAACGTTTTCCTGATGTGGTGGCTACGTCTCTCAAGACCCGCTTCAAACTAGGCAAGGTTGGTGATGAGTGATATCACGGCTCTAGCAGCCTCTTATGGGAGATTAATATCTGAAGCTGGGGTTGTTTTTATTGAGTATTTGAAAGCTCAACTCCCCGATCGAACTATTCTTCTGTCTCCAGAGTGTCATGAATGGACGAAGGATTTAGAGAAGACCAAGATTGGGCTCGAGGTTTCGACTCTTGAAGAGGGTTGGTCCCCTCATGACACTTGGGTCACTATTTATCAGCCTACATTAGCATTTAAGCACCGGTATAACCGAAAATGGGTAAAGCGTAGTATCAAAGACCCCTCGTGGCTTGAGGACATGCGTCATTTCTCGCGTGAACACCGACGAGGCACGGAACTTCATCTTCCTACTGGCATCCTTCGGATTGTGGATGTAACAAGAACCACATACGGTGGTCGTCGGGATGGGTATAATGACGAATATCTGGTGAGGTTTGAACCATGCGCTTGATCCCCCTTGTTACTTTTTTGTTTCTTTCGGCGTGTTCGTCAACCCACCAAGCCCTGGTGACCTCACCTCCTACGAAATATCGAGCGGCGATAGTTCAAAATGTTCGTGAGAATTTCAAGGACCCAAGCTCGATTCTTGACCCGACGATCAGTGAGCCGTTTCGTGGAAACGATAGGGGCTTCGATCATTGGCTCGTATGTATTAGGGTGAATGCAAAAAATAGTTACGGCGGGTATGCTGGATTAAGTTATGTTGTATATGGGTTCTCAGGGGAGACCATTGTTTCGAATATTGATCAGAATAGTTTGATTTCAGTTATCGGAACGTGTTCCGGACGCACTTACTCTCCCTTCAAAGAGCTTCTGCAACGCCCCACATCCTCTTCATGACCCTACCCTTCTTCCGCGCCGCGCGTCTTTCCACGATCTCGTTCATTAACGAGAACAAGCCTGCAGGCACTGAGTATATTGATTGGGATGAAGGTTCAGACATACAGTCGCTTCCATCCACTGATTTAGTGGGTCTTTCAGCGTTCTCAATCAATAATGAAGGGAAGCTGCATCGAATCACCTTCGGTGTGATTGCAGGCACTCTCAATGATCCTAATCTATTTCGCATTAGTGAGTATACCGATTTTTTCTATCGACTTATGCAGCCTGAGCAAGAGTTTCCTATCTATCATCCTGATACAGGGTTGGAGATTGGTAAGGCCATCTTTACTAACGGGGCTGCTGTACACCCATTAAATCGTTTTGAAACACGCGTTGCTCAAGCAGTTCAAGGGTCAGCTCTTATTACATTAACTTGATCTATTCTTTGTCTCTCCCGATATCAGGGCCAGCGCTCGAGCCCTGTTTCAGGAGACCAAAATGGCCGGCTACGCGAAGACCAACAAATTTCTGTTCTCGTCGGCTTCGGTGCTCGTCGCCAAGCAGGCTGATTTTCTGACGCTCAATGAAGCGGCTCACTCCCTTGGCCTTGTCAAGGATGTTGTGATCAATTCGGATCCCCAGATCGCCAGTTTGACCCAGGGCATTTTTAACGACGTCGTCGATCAGCAGGTCACGGCCAACAACATTCAGGTGTCGTTGAACGTCTTCGAATACACGGCTCGCAATCTTGCGTATGGGCTCGCGCTGGACGGAACGCTTACGAATTTTGACGAGCTTGTCACCACGCCGCATGCTCTTGTGGAAGCGGTGGCGCCGGCGGCTACGACTCTCAAGATCGCCACGGATGTGACGACGGAGTTCACGGTAGGCAAATACTTCTTCATCCAGGAAGGTACCGATTCTGTCGTGCATATCGCCAAGGTGGTCTCGAGCGCTTACTCGGCGCCGGACACGACGGTCACCTTTACAGGCTACCCGGTCCCTACCGGCATGAACTTCTCGGCTGCGAACGGCCGCGTTGGTCTGCTCAGCAAGATCGACTATAACCCGGAGGCGATCTCGCAGTTCCACTGTGCTCGCATCGTCGGCACGGAGAAGGGGACGAAGCGCCCGTTCGTCCTGCATCTTCCGAAAATCCGTATTCTGAAGGGTTTCAACCTCCGGTTTTTGACCGAGAACTTCGGCAGCATGCCCTTCGAGTTCACTTGCTACACGCCCCTTGCGTCAGACGTCGGCTACCATGCCGATTTTTCGCAGAGGTTGCACATCACCAAGGGGTAATTCCTCTTGGTTCGCGAGAAGAGCCGCCAGGAGGCGGCTCTTTTTATTTGTGCGCTGTTTTCCCATTTCTTCTTTAGGCCGCGCTGTGAGGGTTTCATGTCTGATCCAAAAACACTCAATCCAAAAATTGCCGTCGAGGGCCGCGAAATCCTGATGTCCTATGGACTTCTCAACGAGCTCACCAAGCTTGTTGGAGACCCTAACAAAGCTACGGTGCTGGACCTCGAACCGGAACTTGCAATGCAGGTTCTCGTGACAGTGTTGGCGCCGAGGAGTCAGTCTGGGCAGTGTGAAGATTTCGTCATGCCTGAACTTACTCCAGACGAGGCCTATCAGATTTTCGACTGGGTGAAGGCGCATCTTCTCGATTTTTTTATGAGGCGCCTTCAGTCGAGCCTGGGGGCGATCGAGGGTCGGAGGGGGGACCTGGAGAAACTCGGGTCGTTGTTGAGTGGATTAGCTCCCTAAGTTTCGAGCAGTCTATCGTTCTTACGTTCAATACTCGACCCTCCGCTCTCGATACCATCTATTGGTCTCACACCAAATATGATCTCGAGACTATGGTGCGGTTGAGGATGGAGCAGGAGATAGTGAGAGCGAACTCTTTTACAGAATCTCTTATCCTCGTCGCATCACAAATCTTTGGGAATAATAAAACCGCTGAAGAACATTCTTCCATTGAGGATATGGAGTCCAGTATCCAGGAAATGATGCGAGGAGTGTAAGTGGCAGACGGTAAACTCGAATTAGATGTTCAAGCTGAGGCCAAAGATATTGGTCAGGGTGTAGCGCAACTAACGAGTCAGTTAGAAGACGCCCTGACGAATGCGGCCCAACTTCGAGATCAATTCGTCAATGCCGCATCGGCTGCCAAGAAAACTGCTGCTGAAGCAAAAGCGCTCAAGCAAATCCTTGACGGTCTAAGGGCACAGTCCGCAGGCGATAATCGTGCCAAGCAATCGATTCTGGATAGTCCTTCCGTCAATAAGGGCACACTTCGTGACGATCAGCTTGTCAACTTCCACGTAGGTGCCCTTAAGAACTCAATTAACACGACCACACAGCAGGTCCAGGCTAGGCTCATTGAAGAGTCCACGAAAGCCACCGAGCGGCTACTCAAGACAACTGCTGAGGCTATTCAAGCGCGTCTCACTAAGTCTGTTACCGACGTTGAGGCGTTGACTCGTGTCTTCAATGATCCGAGAGCGGTCAGCGGAGTTATCGGTCAGCGTATTGTGTCGGAAGGGAAGCGCACCGAGCGTTTTGCCGGCATCACGTCGTATGCGGAATTCAAGGCGAGGGAGGATGCTGATCGCGCGGCGCGTAAGGCTGAACGCGATGCGGAGCGGGCCGACGCGAAGACGCAACGTGAGGCTGATGCGGCCGCTCGGCGCGCTGACCGTTTAGCGCGCTCGGCGGACGAGCGTCGTCAGCGCGACGTGGATCGTCGGGCTTACCAGTCATCGCCGGAGGGAATCGCCTCCGGCTTCGAGAACCGCATCCGGATCTTTGCCGATTACGCGACAATCGGCGCCTCCATCCTCGCCATTCGTCAGCTCCTCGGCGCCGTCAATGAGCTGGATGACGGACTGATCCGCTTTCAGGCGATCACGCAGACGACCAATAAGGAGATGGGGACCTTCAAAGGTCAGCTTCTCGATCTGGGCGCTGCCTCGAGGTTCTCACTGAAGGATCTGACTGAGGTCGCAACCACCCTCGGCCAGACTGGTCTCTCTGCCGCGGAGGTCACGAAGACACTCCCAACGGTCATCAATTTGGCCACGGCATCAGGCGCGAGCTTGAAGGAGTCGACCGAGCTTCTGACAACTGCGCTTGGTGCTTACAATCTGGCGGCTGAGAAAACTCCCGACATTGCCAACACGATCACCACGGCGCTCAACAAGACGCGCCTGACGGTTACGCAGCTTGGACAAGGTCTATCCTACGCGGCGAACATCGCCAATGAGAGTGGTGTCTCGTTTACTGAACTCACATCTGTTCTTGCGGGACTTGCGCAGGGTGGCATCAAGAGCGGCTCGACCGCCGGCACCGGCACGCGGCAGCTCATTCAAGAGTTGATCTCTCCGACTGACAAACTGAAGGCCCTGCTAAAGGATCTCGGTATCGGACTGGATCAGATCGATATCCGAGCAAACGGTTTGGTCGGTGTTCTTGAGAATTTGACATCGAAAGGGTTTGGTTCCGCTGAAGCGCTGAAGTCGCTCGATCTTCGCGCCGCCTCGGCGTTCACGACACTAACGAGCCGTCTTGATCGTGTGAAGGCGCTCCAGGAGTCGATGCAGCTCTCTAACGCGGCAGTAGAGGGGGCCGCCAAAGCATCTGAGAGCTTAACGGCGATCTGGACGGCTCTAGGGAACAAGACTGTTGCTCTGACCGACCGCGGACTGGCGCCTATGGTCGAAGCGCTGAAGGCTCTCGGCGTCGGCCTCGGTGTCGTGGCTGACGCCGCCAACAAGCTTGGTCCTGTGCTGCCGATCCTGGGGACGCTCGGGATCGCGGGCGCGACGGGCGCCGCAGGGGCATGGGCGGTTCAGGTCGCTCGAGGAATCGGCAGCCTCGCGGCGGGCTTCATTTCCGCTACGACAGCGGCAGGAGCGTTCAACGTTTCTTTGGCGGCGCTCGCCGCCAATCCGGTTGCTATTGCCCTGGGGATCGCTACGGCGACCGCTGGAGCCATCGCCGGCGTTGCTGCCTTCTCTGGCCCTTCCCCACTCCAGAAACGCATCGATGACGCCCAGACGTCGCTTAACGACCTCATGTCGCAGCAACAACAGACTGAGACGACGCTGAGCACGCTGGACAAGACGATCGGCGATCTCATCGATAAGCAGGACAAGCTGAACAAAGATGGTTTCGCACGTCGAGAAGCGATTCTGCAGGCGCAGAAAGACTTCTCGAATTTCGGGCTGAACGTACAGCTCAGCACCACAACGGTCTCTGAACTGATTTCGGCGTTGCGCACCCTCCGCGGTGAGCTCTCGCAGGCTCTCCCCCAGAATTTTGCCATTCAGCGTGAGACGCTGAGAACCAAGTTGGGGCTCGATGTTCAGGCCGCTGATCTGCAGGATGCTGGTGCTGCGGGGCGTATTTTCAGCGGTATTGGAGAGAGCGGTTTTGCTTTCCGTGGGGACAATGAGAGAGCACTACGTTCCCGACTTGGAAGCGAGTTCGGTCCCCTGCTCTCCTTCCTCTTCGCAAACTCATCGACGCTGAACTTATCGGATGTTCGCGGCTCTTATGGTTCTTTGGCTGGATCGCTCACATCAGGTTTGAGTGCCCTCCGAACCTCTGGAGGAGATACGAAGCTTCTCGAGGCGCTTCTTACTGAGTTCAATGCGAAGATCAATCGTCTTTCCGGCTTGCAGGGCACGCAGGTAGACATCAATCAAGCGGAACGTAACGGTCGTATTGCGGAGTTGCAGAGCGATCCACGTTTCGGTGGCCTGCAGTCTCGGCTCGAGGGTTCTTTGGGAGTTGCTCAGAGAGGACTGTCAGAACTTCAGGGCTCAAAGGACTCTCCTGTCGCCAAGCTTGCTCAGTTCGCTCGGCTGCGCGCTGATCTTATTTCTCGTGTTAATGAAGACGCATATCAGGTCGCTGTTGTCAGTCAGGATTTACAGCGGGAAGGCAAGAACCCTGAGGACGTAAAGATCGCTTTTCAGAAGCTCAAGGATGATTTGGCGAAGATCAGGACGTTTGCTCTTGATCAAGCAGGGGACCTGGAAAAGGCTGCACGTCCGCTCCAGGAGCTTGTCAATTCACAGAGTCAACGAGCCAACAGCGCTGCCCTCTCACTCGCAAATAAGAGGGCAAGAAATGCGGTCAATGTAGGAGATCTTGATCAGATTGAGACGGAGGTCATCTCCCTCATCCAGAAAGGTCGTGACCTTGAGATCGAGAAGGTTGAGATCCAAGCCGGGTTCAATAAGGAGTTGAACGACTCGCAGCGCGAAGCTGTTGTTCAGATCAAGGAAAAGGCTGAGGAGAACGTTAAGAGCGCGGAGGAGACGATGAGTCAGCTCCGCAAAAGCATCATCGATCGCTTGCTTGCTCGTGAAGGTGAAACGATCAAGGCTGAGCAGGACGCTCTGCAAAAGCACATCACCGAAATCACACGGGAATTGAACCGGCCGGGCACGACGGCGGATCGTGCTCGCATTCTCGTCGAGGAATTGAACAAGCTCTTCGATCAACTCACCGGCATTGTCCGCTCCGGCTCTACTGTGCAGTCCTCTAGAGATCTGCTGCAGGCTGGTGGCGCCCCTGCTCAGCAGCTCGCCCACTTCGCTCCGCAGAACCGACTTGGTTACCTCCTTGCGCTCGCGAATGCCGAGAGTGGCTTCAATCCGAATGCGCAGAACGGAAAACACAGTGGCCTCTTCCAGTTCAGGTCCGACACTTTTGCTGAGAACGGCGGCGGCAACATTTTCTCGGTCGAGGATCAGGTTCGGAACGTTCTCGCGAAGATTGCCAAGGACGAGGGGGCTTTCCAAGCTCGTTTCGGCCGCGCGGCGAGCGACCGCGATCTCTACTTGCTTCATCAGCAGGGGCAGCGCGGAGGGTTGGATCTCCTCGATCCGGCGAACGCTGGGCGCCGCGCCGCGGATATTGTTGGGCAAGGCGCCGTCTTCAACAGCGGAAACAAGAACCCTGACATTCTGGCGCGTGACTTCGTGCAACTGGTCGCGGACTTCTTCGATAAGAAGACGCCGAAATTGGCGGCCGAGATCGAGGGACAGGGAGCGATCACACGATCGGCGCGAGAGGCCACCGCAGCGGTCGTCGAGCGTAAGGATTTTCTCGAGAGACTGGTTCGGGGCCGCGCGGCCAATAAGGCTGATGAGCAGTCACTGCAGACGGCCCAGGGGGTGCTCAAACAGACCGTCGACTCACAACAGGTGCAGAACCTCGTCGCGGGGATGATCGGTTCTTTGAAGGGGTTGATGGACCGCGAAATCGCCGATTACCGCGCCAACCCCGCGAACAAGGACAAAGAGGCTGGTCAGCAGACTGCTGATATTGAGGAGATTCGTCGTAAGTTCGGTGAGCGAGCGCAAGACACGATTATTAAGAACGCCGACTTGATTTCACAACGGATCGTGGAGGAACAGAAGCGCATTGTTGATAATCTGCAACTGCAGGTGCGTGAACAGGAGCGATTCCCTGGTCGTTATTCTGGTGAACAGATTCGATCAACGCAGCAGCAGCTTTTTGATGCGGAACGGAAGCTGGAAGTTGAAACTCAGCTCGAAGCGCGGCGTCGTGAACAGCGATTGCTTGAGCAGCAGATCGCCGCGGCGCGTTCGGTTGGGTTGATCGACGAGGATAAGATCACGTCGCTTAAGGAGAAGCAGGCTGCGCTCGAGAAAGAGATTGGGGTTCTTGAGGGGAGAAAGAACACACAGGATCAGTCGGCGGGTTCGGGCTCCATTGGTAATGCGTTCTCTAGCGGAACTCAATTGTTCTTTAGTCAGAATGGTTACTTTAATGCCCAAGGAAAGTTTAAGAATTTTGCAGAGGAGATCCAGGGGATTTGGGCTCAGTCACTTGGAGTGATGGACTCCTCGTCTCAACAGTTCTTTGTTAACCTAGTGTCGGGAACTGTTAAAGGGAAGGATGCGTTTCGCACATTTGCACAATCTATTATCGCGTCACTCTTACAGATTGCCAGCACGACACTGACGCATCAAGTCTTGAGAAGTCTTTTCGGTGGAGGCGCTATTGCTGGGGGGAAAGTAACTGACAGTGGAGGTCTCATCGGCGATGCCATCGGCGGGCTTAAAGGCATTCTTGGCTTTAACTCGGGGGGACTTGTCCCGGTTCAATACTTTGCCGGTGGTGGAGACGTTGTACCGGCGATGCTCACCCCTGGTGAATATGTTCTGCGCAAGAGCGCGGTCGATGCAATCGGTCGTGAGAGACTGGCGCAGTTGAACGCGATGGGGCCGAATCGTATCTCTCAATCGGACAACAACACCTCCTCCGCGCAACCGTCCATCACAAACGTTTGGGTCGTTTCGCCTGATCAGGTTCCTCCGCCGAGCGAGCGGGATATTGTGGTGACCATTGCTCGCGATATTCAGAACAAAGGCGCCTTGAGAACGCTTATTCGCTCTGTTGCTTCAGGAGCTGCGTGATGAAACGGTTTGGTTATCGTTACCATACTGTCGGTGACGAGTATCCCGAGAGCAGTCAGGTCATCAAGTTCGGCAAGGGCTATTCATTTGCATCGAAACCGCGAGGACCGGATCAGATCATTTTCCATCTGGAAGTCCAAGGTCTTTGTTGGTGGACGAACGTGTTGAACGTAATTGATCGCACGACGTTCCCCAATACGAACGCGGCCCATTTACAAGACTTCTATGAGTTCCATCGGCTCTATGAACCTTTCGAGTATGTGCATCCTTCTCGAGGTCTTGTGACTGTTCGGTTCTCGAAGCCACTTCCAGCATTTCGGGGGATTAAGGCTGCGATTGTTGAGAGGCCGGACCTCGGGCGCCGCGGGCATGCGATTGAGCCTGTTCAAATCGACTTGGTACTGTTGCCATGACCACTGGAGCTCCTGCGTCTCACGTCGAAGAAGCACAGAAACTTACTGCTGATGCGCTTGTTGATCTGTTTGAGATTACGCCCGTAGGGACGTCATCTCCTACGGTCGTGCGTTTCAGAGATGGCCCACAAGTTACGTGGCAAGCTAATGTCTATGAGAGCATGGCTGTTAGGTTGATGGGATATCAGGTAAGTGCGGACGGGGGTAAGTCGCGCCCGACGTTGACGATCGCCAACCCAGCAGGACTTTTTAACTCGTTCGTCTTTGCAGGGTATCTTGATGGTGCTCAGGTGGTTCGTCGACGAGTGTTGCGTCAACATCTAGAGACAAACGTGAATCTTTCCGATCCAAATTTTTGGTATGTGGCTAGGATCAAAGAGGTAGTAGCGGGTCAAGGTATCACGATGGAACTGAGGAGTCTGAGTGACGGTCCTGATCTAGTGATACCTGCTCGAAAGTTCATGTCTCCTGAATTTCCGTTCGTGACGCTGTGACAATGAGCATTCGATACGATCACCTCCTTGGTCGACCTTTCCATTACGGTTCGACCGATTGCTATGGCCTCGTTCGTTCTTTCTACCATGACAATTTCAATATCACGCTCCCGAATTATGCTCGTGTTGAGGACTTTTGGAATCACGGACTCAATTTCTATATGGATTACTTTCACGAGAACAATTTTCGTCCTCTCGATGATCACCCTTCAGAGTGGAAGCCCGGCGATCTTATCCTGATGGCGATCCGAGCAAAGGTCGCCAATCATTGTGCGGTTCTTATAGAACGTGGAAAAATCATTCACCACGTTGTCGGTCAGCTTTCGCGCGTTGACGACTACCGCGGTCTCTATCGCAATACCACTCTTGCGGTGCTTCGACATAAGGACGTCAAGCTCACCAATGAGCAGAACACTCTCGAACTCATGGAGCTACTCCCCGATGGATTTCGACGCAAACTCCCTGCTGCTCCTCAACAAGGGTGAGAATGAACGAGTTGGTTTCGTTCTTGACGATAACTCGATCGTCGAGCTCGAAAACATTTGTTCAGACCCCATCAATGGGTTCGAGGTCAAGGGTGATGATCTACTGGCGTATGAGGATCGTGTTGTAGCTACGTGGCATACTCATCCGAGCGCGAGTTCCAACCCATCAATCGGCGATTTTCAATCATTTATGGCGTATCCGGATTGGCGTCACTATATTTTAGGCCATGATGGGATTTCCGTTTACCGGGTAGTTAAAGGAAGACTTATCTCGGATGAAGTCGGAACGATTTAGGCCGCTGCCTCCAAGAGACTGTCTCCTTGCAGTTTTTCATTATGATCCGGAAAGTGGAAAGTTATTTTGGAAACACAGAATAGATGCTTCTAAATCATGGAACTCTAAGTGGACTGGGAAAGAGGCTGGAAATCTTAATAAGCTAGGATATAGATACGTCGCGATAAATAATGTGTTGTGGGCCTCACACCGTATCATTTGGAAGATGGTCTATGGGGATGAACCAGAATTGATAGACCATAAAAATCGAGTAACTGATGATAATAGGCTTCATAATTTGAGGAGCTGCTCACGCGCCCAGAATGGAGCTAATCGTATCGCTAATAGTAATAAAGTTGAGAGGTTGCCATTAGGAGTCACCAGACACTATAGGAAATTTCAAGCTAAATATGGTAGGAAATATATAGGTCTATTTGATACAGTAGTTGAAGCGCAAGAGGCTGTTTATAGAGCTAGGTATGAACAACATGGTGAGTTCGCGAGGTATGGATGACTCTTCGTAGAGTCCATCTCCACGGTCCTCTGAAAAAACTCCATGATGGCCCGATTGAGGTCAACGCCGACACTGTCGCTGAGGCGATCCGTCTCGTAAGTCTCCAGCTCCCAGGATTTCGGCCGAACGCGAAGACGGGCTACCAAAAAATCCAGGTAGCCGGCTGTAACACGGTCGAAGATCTATTCGCTGGGAACGATCAGACTGACATCCATTTATTCCCGCAGTTCTGTGGTGGTAAGCGCGGTGGTTTCCTGCAAATCCTGATAGGGAGCGCTCTCGTCGTTGCGTCATTCATCCCCTTTTTCGCTCCGCTTTCTCCCCTTCTACTGAAGGTCGGCACCCTGGTGATTCTTGGCGGTGTCCTGCAGATGTTTGCTGCGCCTCAGCGTGACAGCAGCAACGCCGCGACGAATGCTCAACAGACCAATCACTACCTCGGACCTCCACAGAATACTGTGGGGATCGGAACGCGTATTCCGATCCTTTACGGGCGACGGAAAGTCGGAGGACATATTCTCTCAATAAACGTGAATGCGGTGTGATGACAAAGATATCCTCAGACAAGATCCTCATTCGTCGTCTTAAAGACGACGCGGCGCGTCATTTTTCCGCTCGCAAAGACGCGGAACGACGCGCTGTACGCGCCGAGGCTCTTCGAGAGTCCGTCTTCTCTCTCACAGCTCAACCTTTAAAACCTCCATCGTGGGCTCCGAAATCAGCAAAGCGACGCGCACACGGGGAAGCAGTCGTCCTGTTCCTGAGCGACCTTCATATGGGTGAGGTTATCGATCTCGCACAAATGAATGGGCGAAACTCCTTCAATAGAAAGATTGCTCGCGCCCGACTTCAACGGCTGTTCCAGAGAGTTGTGAAGCTAGGCACCGACCATTGGTCGGGCCCTGCCCCCGAAGTGATCTATCTCGTGCTTGGTGGAGATTTGATCAGCGGTGAGATTCACGATGAGCTCGCTAAGACGAATGATCTCTTGGCGCTTCCTGCAGTGCGTGAACTGACCGAGTGGCTGATCTCTGGTATACGACTTCTGCTTGAGACGTTCGATTGCCCGATCAAGATTATTTCGGTTCCAGGCAACCACGGGCGCCTGACGCGGAAGCCAGAAGCCAAGGGCGTTGCGCTTCATTCTTACGACACGCTTGTCTTCTGGATGCTCGAGAGCTGGTTCTCCGCGACCGGTGAACAGCGCTTATCTTTTTCAGCGCCTATGAGCGGCGATGCGCTCATCAATATCATGGGTTGGAACGTGCTCTTTACACACGGCGACCGCATCGGCTCGCGCGGCGGCACGGGCTTCGTTGGCCCCGCGGCGACAGCCGCGCGCGGGATGAAGCGTCTTGTCCGCGACTATGCGGCCGAAGGAGTCATTCTCGACACGATTGTCATTGGCCATTTCCACACCGCGGTTGAGCTTGAAGAGGGTTTCGTCAATGGATCTCTTTCAGGGCCGTCTGAATATTCTCTCGCAGGTCGCATGGGATCGGCGCCAGCATCTCAATGGATGCTGACGATGCACCCCGTTCATGGGGTCACTCGGCGTTGGAAAGTTCAGGTTGGGGATCCGTCTGAAGGCTCGATCTATAAGGGTCGCTTGCCGTGACGTTTCAAGGACGCAAATTTGGCGTCTCTCCTCCCATTCCACAGATCCATTTTCCTGACACGCTGTTCTCCAATGATGTGTTGGAGACCATTATGGCTGTGTCGGAAGGGCCAATTAAAGGACCTGTCGATGGGGTTGAATCGATATTTCTGAATGATACACCTTTAGCGAACTCGGCTGGAATACCAAATATCGGGCCCTTTGATATCAAGTTCTATACGGGGGAGAGCCCCGCATCCCCTGTTGTGCCAAAACTCGGAGGTTTTGGGAATTCGACTACGGTAGGGGTTAATTTAGACCTTAATCTTCCTGTTGTGAGAAGCGGAACTCAAATAAATATCGACTATATTGATGTCCGTGTCGTCATTCAGCGGTTGATCATTACAAATCAGTGGGGTGAGTTTCCTGCTCCGGCAACCTGGGTCATCGATATTAAGCCACACTCTTCAGCGGTGTGGAATAATATAGGAGCGATTACTCCCCCTCCCCCAATTACCACTACTGGTGATATTACCCACTATTTTGGGATGCTGGCCCCTAATAATTCGGTTACTAACCCAATCCAACATGAAGTTTATACTCAGGCTATAGCTCCTACGGCTTTGGCTATTGGCGCTATGTGGTTTGAGTCTGACACAAACTTTACTCCCAGAACCTGGAACGGTTCTGCATGGGTAGTCTTCCCGGATGCGGTTTTTCATCCGGTATCTGGGTCTGCATATGCTTACTGGACCTGGACAGACAACGGGATGACTCGCCGTGCTTATTTAGGGTGGTCGGAGACATCCCCTGCTGGCATGGACCCCCGTGATTATTGGGTTGTCCCTCCTGGGGTCCATGGTTCCATTGATCATATAGCATATGTGTGGAACGGGTCATCATGGGTAAATTCTCTCGACTGGGGAGTTCTTCAGTTTAGCCCCCCTGGTGCGTTTCAAGTCTATGGGAAGACAACTTCTCCTTATATTAAGGAGTTAAGAATTCCAGTTGCTCGCATCAATGAACCCTATGATGTGAGAGTGACGAAGCTTGGTATCCCCAACACCGCTGAGTACTTTTGTGATCTATCGTGGGAGAGCTTCCAGGAAGTTGCTCAAACCCCTTTAACATTTAATGATCTATCCATATTACAGGGGGTTTTCCGCGCATCGGAGCAATTCTCAAGCATCCCCACCTTCACAAGCGAGTGTGAGGGTAGAATTATTCGCGTGCCGACGAATTATGATCCTATCACCAAGACTTATACAGGTGTTTGGGACGGTTTGTTTAAGCTGGAATATTCAAATAACATTGCTTGGATTGTATATGATCTCGTGACCAATGATCGTTACGGGATCTCTGCCTATCAACCAATCCTACTGGACAAGTTCGCAACTTACGCGTTCGGGCAACACTGTGATGCACACGGGTTCACGTATAATGATCTTATTCAAGATCCAAGATCGATCCAGGACTCAATCGACTACATCTGCGGTTTAGCGGGCGGGCGATATGTTGATCTGGGGAACGGCTATGCCACGATCCTGTTTGACGCCGACGATCAGCCGGCTGTGCTTCTTTTTACGCCCGAGAATGTCGAAGAGGGGATCTTCACCTACTCCTTCACGGACATAACGACGCGAAAGAACGACATCACGGTCTCGTTTCTCAATCCGCAACTCAATTGGCGAGAAGATCGTCGTAGGATCGTTGATGACGACGCCATTTCTCGCTTCGGACGTGTTCCTGAAGAGTTCATTGCAGTTGGCTGCATCGATGAGACGGAAGCTATCAAGCGCGCACGGTTACGTCTGATCACTGCACAGACTGAGAAGGCCATCGTCAGCTTCAAGACAAACCGTCAGGGGTTTTATGCGTCTCCCTTTGACATCATTCTGATCGCTGATGAAACTTCTGGGTTTGGTATATCTGGTCGTATTAAACAGGTCATAGACAGCTCGACACTAAGGCTTCGCGATGCAGTCGCGTTTGAGGCCGGGTTCAATTACGTTCTATCAATTACGACCAAGTCGGGAGTGCCTGTCTCTGTTCCATTGATTACAGGGTCGGGCAGCACCACCGTGCTGAACCTTCAAACACCGCTCACCGGGGTTGATCTACCTGACCAAGCCGTATTCTCGATCGAGTGTCTGGATACAGTCGGAGTTCCAAAAGCTTACCGCATCACAGCCATTGATGAAGCGGACGGCGATCCTGACAATATCCTTGTGTCAGCTCTCGAGGTCAATCGAAACAAATGGGCTTTTGTAGATGGCGTATATATTCCTCCACCGACGTCAAGTTCGGGGAATGTAACGCAGCAGATCAATCCCATATCTGGTCTTACAGTTCGAGCTCGCACCCCTGCACCTGGGCAACACTCTTTGGAGTTGTCGTGGGTAGCAACCACGACGCCATTATTTCGTTTCTATCGGATTTATTCGCAACTCAACGGGGGAGCTCCGATCAATGTAGGAGAAGTTCGTGACACCTTCTTCCGCATCGATAATGTGCAGCTTGGTGAATACATTCTAACCGTTGTGGCGGTTTCACTTACTGGTCGAGAGAGTTTACCTGTTTCTATTGAGCATATGGTGAGTGGGGATATACGAGAGGTTCAACCTGCAACGAACCTTCACCTCATTGACGGGGCTTCGCCGACTGAATTTGACACGTTGTCCCCCCATTTCGCGTGGGACGCTTCCCTAGACACATACTTTGATCATTATCACGTCAGAGTTGTCGATCAGGGCACGGGTGATATTAAGCGCCAGTTTGATACTAAGGAACTTCAATTTACTTACGATTTTGAATCGAACAAGTTTGATTTTGGGGGAGCAGCTTCACGAGCGTTTAGAGTGGAAATTCGGGCTGTTGACGCAACCGACAGTATGTCTGATCCGGTTGCTCTCATCGTATCGAATCCACCCCCCTCCCCCCCTGGGACTCTTTCTCTTGATGCTCATCTATTTCTTCTCGATATTACCTGGATTAAACCTACGCTCGTTAGAGACTGGGCCGGGGCTAAAGTGCATGCATCACCCGCGAGTGGGTTCACGCCCGATAGCGCTAACCTGATTTATGACGGGCCTAATGTAACGTGCCGGACTCCTATTAAGGATGGCGAGACACTTTATGTAAGAGTAGGCTTCTACGACACTTTTGATAAAACTATCAGCTACTCTAGTGAGTTCAGTGGCAAGGGTTTTGGGCTAGACCCTCACACTATCTCGTTTGACAATCTTTCTCAGGATCTTTCGACTCCAATTTTCCGAGATGAGACTGAGCTTACCGACCTCATCAATCGAATTGATACTGCCGGTGCTGTGAAGAAAGCAGAACAGGCTCTAGCTGGTGTTGTGGAAACTCAAAAGAGTATCCTCGATTCAAGTCGAGCGTTTGCTGAGTATAAGACTTACGTCACTGCGCAGATGGGGCAACTAGCCGGTATTATCACTCAAACAATCTCCGTCGACATTGACGCCATTAAGCAGACTATCGAGGGAACATGGTATGTTCAGATTCAGACCCAGCAGGCTCCTGGAGTTGACCCACCCTATCAAGTGATCGCGGGCTTCGGGCTTAATCAGTTCAGCTCTCCGGGCGGAGTTACGTCCGATTTTGTTGTGCAGGCTAATACATTCTCCGTGATCCCGGCCTATGACTCTCTAAATCCGGTTGCTCGTAAACCTGTTTTTGCGGTCGGGACTCATGGGGGTCTTGCTTCAGTAGGCATCCATGGTGATCTTGTTCTTGACGGTTCGATCACAGCTCAAGCATTAGATGTCAATGAGCTGTCGGCGATCGTTGCTGACCTGGGAACGGTCACTGCCGGCATCGCGAAATCGGCCGATAATAAGTTCGTGATCAATTTCACGAACGCAACTCTCACAATCTCGGATTAAGTGATGCAGAGGGTTCTACTCGGCAAGTTTCCTGATGGACATTACGGGCTTCGTGTGAGTGAGCCGGGATATGATGTTGCGTCAAATCCTGTCGATAATGAGAGGATGGTGTTTAATTCAGATTGGCCCTCCATGCTCCCTCTTTATTTAACTGGCGTGGTTAATCTATCCGGTAGTTCCGTAACGATACCTTTTGCTGCTCTTGGCTCTGGGTATATTCCTTTTGTTGAAATTTTCATTTTACGTAACGGAGAATCGAGGTGGGAGCTGTATCAGACAAGCTCCGCTATCGCTGCTATGGGATTTGGTACAACGAGTATTTCTACATATGGGGGGTCTCCTGGGACCTTTTATAGAATTGCGGGGGTTCTTGATGATCTGTTGTACGAGGGAGGAATGACCCCTCTTGGGTATTTTTATCGTTATCGGGCAAGGACTCCACCTAATGGAGCTAGCTATACTGATTATATAAATTTTGCGTATGTTCAGACGGAAGCTACAATGCCCCTATTTCAAGTCAATATCGCAACAACCTCTCTATACCTCTATACACAACTGACAGCAACTGTAAGATACATCGTGTATGGCGTGAGGGCATTCTAATGGTCGCTCGGGTAATTCTTGGAAAGAAGGGTTCCAGCACAGGGTTATGGGTGACAAAGGCGACAAAAGATGTTTCATCGTCAATGAATTTTGATGACTATTTAGTTGATACTGATAGGATTAATACCCAACCCATCCTGCAAGGAAGTATGACCCCAGTTCTTTTGAGCTTAATAAGTTATGCTGAACCAGGGGCTGTAGTGAAGGTTCTCAATTGGACAAACGGAGTTCCGAGCTATCGTTATACAGATGAGATCTATGGAGCTTCATTATATGTAAATGGGTGGGCACTGTATCAAACCACTATCGCACATGGGTTAGGATTTGTTCCGCTCGCTAATATTAGTGTGTTAAAAAATGCCGCGGGTGTCCCAGTTCCTCGTATACTTATTGATGCGACTTATATCTATATAACATTTCGAATAGAGTGGGCAGGACCAACTCCTGATCTTGATACTCGATATCCGAATGGAACTGTTGGTTTGCAATATCCAACCTCAACGTTAACAATGGGTAATATTACAATTCATTATAGTTTATTTCGTCAGTCTTTAGTCTAGGGGATCCGAAAAAATGGTTCAACGTGTAGCTGTATCTTCTACGACCTTTAAGGTCTCTCGACCTGGATACGATATAACATCTGCTCCTCTTACGGGTATAGCTTTTGATGGATTTTCTGATAAGTATAATGGAGTTTATATGACTGGGGTGGCCTCTCTTGACGGGAGTTGGGCATTTGAGGGTGTCGGTGCAGCTACTGTAGTTGCTACGTATAATGTATTTTCCGGTTGGAGCGGTTGGAGCGTTAGGATATTCGGTTCAACCGCCTATTATCGTTACGTAAAGTACATTCCATTTGGTAAAACGTTTACGAGACCCCCTCAAGTCCTTTATTGTGTGCGACCCACGGCAGGAGGGGATGCTCGCGCAAAATACTCTTATTTGGCAGGGGATACTATCAATCCTGTTGGAGTATGTTTTTCCGTTGGAACTACAACCACTCACGTTATTCTTGCAGTAGAATACCCAAGCGCAGGAACGGGAGGTGCTACACTAAATTGGGATATTGCATATGCAGTTCTTCAACGATAAAGGGGAAGATAATGTTCGTGTTTTATGATCCGGCAACGTATCAGGTACAGCATATTATCAATGTTGCTCCCCCAACGTATCAAGAGTTTCTCGAACAAGAGGGTATCACCAACTTTATTCTAACTAATGAGACCATTCCTATTAATGAGATTGAGGTTCTTCCTGATCTGACTATTCGTCAGCGTGTCCCTATGGGCCTTGTTATTCCTCCTGCGCTTACAGTTAACGTCGAGTCCATTATTGCCGGCGTGCCTGATGGGAGTCTTATCTCAATCAACGGCGTGGCACAGGGCACTATGGATGCCTCCACAACACTAGAGTTCACTCCGCAGACCGAGGGGTCGTATCGGTTCGAGATCGAGTGCTCGGGCTACATCAAGAAGGATTTCACTCTTGAAGCTATCATCCAAAATTGATCTCGAGCCATTGCGGCAGAATGCGCTTACTCAGCTCGATGCGCAATATGCCCCGTTGTTGCAGGTGCTTTATAGCGAGAAGCTAAAGTGGGCGAAGCGCAAAGGCAATCACCCTACTCTTGTTGCTGAGGCTGCAATGCGCGGGATCACCGTGGGTGAACTGAAGGCGCTGATTATTCAGAACGCGGCTCGCGCCAACGCGGTGCTTGCGCAGATCGAGGTTGATCGTCAAGCGAGCAAGCACCATATCCGCAATGCAACTTCCGAGAAAGCATTGAGGTAGAGAAATGCCGATCGTTTCAGGCCGCGGTCTCCCAGATTGGACACAAGGCGCGGCGACGATCGCCAATGGTTCTCGCGACGTTACAGTCGCCGGGACGCAGCTCGTCACCACAAACCCCAACACACTCGTTTCAGAATACGTCGCCGGCCGTGGCGACCTTTTTATCGTCGACGGCATCGACGCGATTCCGATCGTCGAAGTGACGGATGCCACGCATCTGAAACTGGCGCGGCCATGGACGGCAACAGCTCAAACCGGCGTCGCCTACGCGATCATCCGCATGTCGATCCCTGCTCAGGGCTCGGTGGCGAAGGCGATCCAGGACTTGCTTAATCAGGGAACAGACACAGATCCGGATCTTAGTCGCACGATCGACGACTCAACGGCCCGTCTGAAGATCAAAATATCTGGAGGCGTTCCTTCGATCGCTGTCGGCGCCTCGGGCGCCGTTGATGGGTCTCTGCTGGACACAATCCAGATCGACAAGACGACCGGCGTCGTTGATCATCCATTCGGCCTTAGCTCTCCTGGTTACTCAGGAAGGAACCTCTTCATCAACGGTTCTCTCGATGTGTGGCAACGAGGAACAGCGACGACCGTAGTGGCAGGGACACCTAAATATCTTACGGATCGATGGAGACTGTCGACAAGCGTCGCTTCGATGTCAGTTTCTCAAGTAGCATCGCCGATAGGGTTTCGTTCCCCAAAAGCGATCCAACTTCAGGCGACGGCTGTAGCTGTAAATGGTAATCTTATTTTAGAGCAACGGCTTTCCAGTAATGCGGTTCGACATGCTGCAGGACAATCTATCGCCGTCTCGTTTGATCTTGAGGCAGTGCCTAGTGCCGGAACCATATCTGGGCAGCTAATTCTACTGACTAATTCTGGGGTAGATTCAAATGATTATACCACAACGGCCGCGACAATTGCATTCACTCCTCCCAGTAGTGCCGGGAAAGTAACGGTTATAATCCCATCAGCGAATACAGCCAACCTCATTAATGGGTGTTCGTTCCAGTTATATCTAATGAAAGTTGGTGCTCCGGGTAATATCACCGCCAAGTTCAGCAGTCTGCAGTGTGAGATCGGTTCGATTGCAACACCCTTTGAATATTGTAGCTACTCCCATATCCTTGCTGATTGTCTGCACTATTATGAGAGGGTCCCTCTGCAAGGCCTGTCTGGCATTGTCACATCAACCACCCAAGTGAGAGTTGCCGGGCGACTAAGCGTCAAAAGAGCCTCCCCTACTTTGGCGCTAATCGTTACATCCTTAAATGGGACGAACGAGTTTTTGATCGGAACATCATTCCCTGCTGCTGCTGCACTGAGTAAAACGGGAGACACTACGACGGTCAATAGTTTTCAAACATCGCTGGGGGGATTCTCCGGTCTGATTGCAGGTCAACCTGCGTTGGGCGGTTTGACGTCCACGACATTGCTTGAAGCGAGCTCAGAGTTGTAGCCCTACTAAACCTTACTAGCACGCCAAACCATATGGTTTGGCATGGCTCGCAGCGTTTTGATCGCATCTTACGGGACCTTGGAAGACCGCCTGAAGCTGGCGGCTCTTGCGCGTCTGAAGAAGACGTCGTCCAGCGATTGGCTGTTGCAGCAAATCCGAGCGGCCTACGTCGAAATTTATGGAGACGCGCCCCCTGCACAGGTTGTGGGGGAACGCAAATGAAGCGCGAACTCACCCAAGAGCTTCTCAAACGGCTGCTGGATTACGACCCTGAAACAGGTGTGTTCACTTGGCGTGTTCGGACACCTGACCTTTTCCGTAATACGGAAAAACGTCCTGCTGAACGAACCTGTCGGCAATGGAACTTTTGCTGGGCTGGAACCCAAGCAGGTTCGCTTAACAATGAAGGGTATGTCCAGATAGAAATTTTTGAACGTTCTTATAAAGCCCACATACTCGCATGGTTCTGGATGACAGGGTTATGGCCCTCAGACAAAATTGATCATCGAGACCTTACCCGGAACAATAATAAGTGGGACAATATTCGCAAGGCTACTCATTCCCAAAACAAGGCGAATATGACCGCCCGTTGCGATAATGAGCTCGGGGTCAAGGGTGTCCGACAGGTAACATCTGGGAACTACATCGCCCGCATTACCGTTCTGGGTAAGCCTATCTATCTTGGCACGTTTACTTCTGCAGAACTTGCCTCAGCAAAATACGCCGAGGCAGCGCAGAGGCATTTCGGCGAGTTCGCACGGAGTTAATTATGACCTTCTCGATCAAGAACCATCTCCTGTATCACAATGGTGAGAAGGTCGACCAACGGCCGACGAAAAAGTTGTCTTCAGGGCGTGTTCTCAAAACACCTATAGGCCTCACCATCCATTATACAGCCTCTCTAAACGCCGAGAGCGCTATCTCCACTCTGACAACCGGCTCCGCAAAGGCCTCCGCGCATCTTGTCATCGATCGGGACGGGACCGTCTACCAGCTCGCGCCCCTGAGCGCCGTGTGTTGGCACGCCGGACCATCATCCTGGCGCGGGCGCCAAATGTGCAACGGCTTCATGATCGGCATCGAGCTTGTCAACGCCGGACCGCTCGTCAAGAAGGGAGATGGCAAGTTCTATTTCGAGGTCGCGAAGTCGCGTGAGTGTCCAAAGAAGGAAGCCGTCGAAGGTCGGCAGAAGCTGTGGCCGTCAACGACGCACTGGCAGGAGTATCCGCAGGAGCAGCTCGATGCTCTGATCGAGGTCTCTCGCGCGATCCAGCACACCTATAACATCGCCGAGGAGAATATCGTCGGGCACGAGGACATTGCGCCGACGCGCAAGAGCGACCCCGGTCCCGCATTCCCGATGGCGCACTTCAAATCCGCCGTCATGCACGACCGTTCCGCCGAGGCGAAACCCCTCGAGGAGCTGACCAATAAAGATCTGCTCGCCATGGGCTCGAAGACGGCGGAAGCGGCGTCAATGCTCAAGAAGGTCGTTGTCACTGGCGCCGTCACCGGCGCCGGCACGGCTGGCACGGTAGTGTCCGATCCGCAAGGCACGCTGGATCAGGTTCAGACTACCGCGCAAAGCATCTCAGAAACGGCTGACGCCGTCTCACAGGCTAAGGACAGCGTCTCGGCCCTATCAGACATCGCCGAGTGGTTTGCGTCGCACTGGATCATCATCCTCGGCGCGCTCGCCGCCGTCGTGTTCCTCGTGACCCTCTACTACGGCTGGAACGCGATCCACACGATCATCGATGAACGCGTCAAGAAGGCGCAAAATGGGGATCTGCCACAGTGAGCTATGTCCTGATCCTGAAGACGATCGCGTCCAAGGTCTTCGAGTTTGCCACCACCTGGATTGGCGCCCTCATCATCGGCCTCAGCATCGGGGCTCTTTGGGCGCACCTCTCGACCTCCGCCAAATGGCGCGAGACTTACAACGCGCGTGAGCAGCAGATCACTGCCGCCGCGGCGGCGGAACAGGAACGGCAGCTCGACGCGCTCGAGGCTGCTCGTATTCAGGCGGATCGCACCATCAAGACGCTGCGCGCCGAGAAGACTGACGTTGAGAAGAGGCTTGCCGAAAATGACGCTGACTCGCACCGCAACGATGCTCGCGCTTGTTTTGACGCTGACGGGATGCGCCGGCTCAACAAAGTACGTTAGCGCCCCACCCACGCTCTCGCCCCCGCCGGCTCCTCTGGAGGAGCCGTGTCGTCGTCCAGGCGTGCTTCCGGGCCGCGCCGTGAGCGCGGGCGAGGCGGAGAGGCTCTGGAGCCGCGATCGGGCATACCTTGTCGACTGCGCCGGTCGTCAGAAGGCTCTTGTCGACTGGCGTCAGGATCGTGACGAGCGGCTTGCGGCGCCTGAGCCCAAAACCAAAGCGTGGTGGGAGATATTCTAATGTCGACTCCGCAGCATCATTTGCAGGCCCTGAACGACCTGTTTCCAACGATCAGCGACAAGATCGCGCTCGCCGCGGCTGGGGCTGTCGGCTCAGCTCCGTGGTGGGTCAAATGGTTACAGGAAACGCACGACATCCCCGTGCTGCTCGGCCCGTGGCTGGCGGGGGTCTTCGTGATGTCCAAGACCATCCAGGTTTGGATTGAGATCTGGAGAAAAGCCCGTGAGCGACGAGACGGAGAGTGAAGGTCTCGACCCTCTAGCGATCGAGGATCAGGTAGCCGCGCGCGCAATGGCCTACGCGTCATTGGTTAAGACGCTGGACACAGTTCAGAATGAGGACTTGAAAAAGGAGGGTCTGCGTATGCTGCAGGCCATCCGATGTAGCTTTAAGGCACCTCGGGGAGAGGTTGTGCCCTTGGAGAGTGTTTCACGCTAACTGTAGCGCTTGTTCCCATCTTCTCCAGTATCTCTCGCTCGATAATAGGGCGAGCAACATCAACGGCGGCGCGCGCCTTCCGCAGTGATGCAGGAGACACGACGCCCGATCCGCTTATCGCAAGTGCAACCTTCGTGATGAGTTCTTCCTCAGCGGTCATGGACGACGGTCCCCTCTTCCAACAGCTTCTGAAGCTCTTCCGCCGTTAGATCTTTCGAGTCCAACTTCGGCGTTTTGAACTCCAGGACTCTCCCCTCTCCGACGATCACTCGATCATCATTCCCCAGCCCCTTGTCCCAATGTTCGATCAGAAACGCAAGGTTGGTGGCGATCAGCGCCAGTGAAGGAAGGCCGCTCTCCTCGTCGAAGTCCTTGCCGTCTTCGAAGTCCGAAAGGTGGCGCTTGAGAGAGTCGAGCAAGGATCGATATTCGAACCCCGTGCGCCAATTGTCTTTGTTATACTTGATGGCGCCGTAGGTCAGTCCTGCAGCAGTGTAGCGGAGCAGCGACGTCGGCACGAGCGACATCAAGAACTTTCCCTTGTTGAAACGAAGAGCGCTCATGACAACCTCCCCGTCACATGCAGCCAGTTGAACAGGCGGCGCCAGAAGTATGACCTCACGATCGAAACAACGGTGAAGATCATAGTGATGCTGAAAGCTTGTCCAGCCGACGCAGGGAACCCGAACAGCGGAAGCACAGCAAGCGATAGGAAGAACGAGACCAAAAACCCCGATATTGTGTTCAGCAGGGCTTCCCAAATAGAGTGACGTCTCTTCTGCATCACACCCCCCGCCTGAAGAAGTAGGGTTGACGGTTCTTGTCGGGGTGCTTGCGCGGGATGAGATACAGAACGATCCACCCATCAGAACGAGTTTCTTGACACATCTCATGAGTGCCGTCGTCGTATTTTCGACGAGCGTTATGGATCGCATTCATGAACTGGACGGGCCAATTGTAGGTGATCTTCTTCACCGCGATGACATAACTTTCCATCCCAGGCTTCCCAAGCGTCGTGATGTCCTCGGGATACCCTCCTTTCGGAATGGTGAGTTGGCGCATCGACTCGTTCGATGGGTGAAGTCGTTTCACTAGATCAAAGTAATCGATCCCAAGAACCCTGGCTGTTTTTGAAACGTTATAACTATGCCTCTTCAGCTCCTGCCGCAGTAGCTCGTCATTCACAACTTATCCTCCAGCCATCAGGCGAATTACCTTGTCGGCTTGAGGAATCTTATGAGTAACCAGAATGATTTGGGAGATCGATTGCGTCAGACTCCCTAGAGAGTCTTGTGTCGATGCCGCACGATCTTCATCCATTGACGCGTCAATCTCGTCGCCGATGAAGAGCGACAAGACGTTGTTCGTCAGCACCTGCCCGAGCCCAATGCGCAGCGCTAGATTGGCGCACGCTTTCCCAGATCCAGACAGTGTGTCGAGCCGCTGCCCGTCGACCATGATCTCGAAGTTCTCATCGACCATGATCGATGATCGCTGACCCCCCGTCATCTGCGAAAGCAGATGGCTCGCCACTTTGGAGAGGCTGGGAACGAGATAGGTTTTCACACGCGTCCGCACCTCGGCGAGGACGGCGCCGGCGGTCTTCCAAGCTTCGACCTCAGTCTTCTTGCCGGCGACCTCCGCGGTGCGCGCGTCATAGTCCGCTTTTGCTTTATGGATGGCGAGGAGCTGCTGCTCGTAGATCCGGGCCTCGTTCAGGCGGCGCTCGATGTCCGGCAGCGTCCCGATAAGGGGGGCGAGCTCCGCGGCACGGACCCCCTTAATGTTGTGTTCCAATTTCCATGCCTGAAATTGCTCTAGGTCCGTCACGTATCGATCGCAGCGGACGCGCCACTCGCGCAGGCTCTGGAGCTCGCCCGCGACAATGCCCCTATCGCGGCCCTGCGGGAGCTCGCTGAGTCGTCGCTCGCGTTCGGCGGGCGTAATGCCCTCCACGGCGTCCTTGAGACGCTCACGGGCCACGGGCGGGCGTTCAGCGGGCGGGGTGTCCTTGACGCGCTCCCAATCAGTAAGCGTCGCGGGATTGTTCCAATCTTCAAGCTCACGCGCTGCAGCTTGCCGTTCAAGATATGTTGACGCGGGTTCGAACACGGCGCCAATCTCGGCGATCATCGCCTCCAGTTCAGCAATCTTGGCATGATCAAGGTGGAAATGGTGGCCGCAGCTCGGGCAATCGACTTCAAGAGATTCGAGCGCGCGCGTGTGTTGCTCGCGCAGGTCCTGCAATCGGCTCCATTGCTCGGCCTGCTGCTCCTGAGCAAGGAGCTCTTCGCGTGTCAGTGACGGTAGCGGATGGGTCCTCTCGAACCGCTCACGTTCCAAATAGCGGTCGTATGCCTCCCAATCAGCACGCACCGCAGCGACGTCGAAGTCGACAATCGGTAGACGCTCGATGTGCCGGCGCTCGGCCGCCGCGGCGTCGATCGCCGCCAGTTCGGCCTCGAGCTGCTCCTCGGTCATCTCGACCGCAGGCGCCGCCGGTTCGATCGGCGCCACGCGGTCATGCACCAACCACCCGACGAGCCGGTCAAACTCTGACTTCTGCTCACGAAGCGAGACGACGTGTCGCTGCAAATCGTCAGCCGGTGCATAGTTGTCGAGTTTCGTCGGCACGATCGGCTCGACTAGCCCGCGCTCGAGCACCTCGACCTCCCGGCCGAGGAGCAGTCGCTGCTCCGACGCCCATTTGACGATCGTGTCAATTTTGCTGAGCCCGATCACATCATCGACGAGGCGCTTACGTTCCGCCGAACCAAGGTCCCCGAACCGTGTAATGTCAGCTTGGTTAGCGCAGCACGCGACATCGAAAACGTTGAGATCAAAACCCAAGATCGAGAGGATTTTTGAATTTGTGGGCCTCACACCCACCGCGAGCGTGGCGCCCTCACTCTCAATCTTAGCTGACGTGAGGGTGCGTGTGATTGTGTAATCGGTGTTTTTGAGCGCGAGGCTAAGGGTCGCTGTGAGGCCTTTATAATCGTCGGCCTTCCCTCGAAGCGCCGCCGAGCCAAAAAGGCAGAACCTGATCATCTCGATGCAGAATGACTTGCCTGACTCATTGACTCCGGTGATAGCGTAAGTGCCCTTCTCAAACTCAAACGCTCCCGTTAGGGAGCGTCCAGTAGCCGGAAAAGTGACACTATACAACAGGCTCTTCAGCATCGACCTCTTCCTTCAACCTCTTCAGTGCTTCCTCAAGCCCCGCCCATCGCGTCTTCATGATGATGTTCTGAAGCATCAGATCAACGTGATCATGCGCTCGGGCCCGTAGTAGCGAATCCCAATAATTCCTCTGCTCCGCACGTTCGATAAGGTATTCCAGAAGTTGGAACTCGGCGTAGTCTAGGACTACTTTAGAACGGATCAGTCTCAACCCTCGGAGCGGAAAGTCGTTGCCCATTTCTCTCTCAAAGGCTCGGCAACAGTCGCAGGGAGTGAAAACTCCTCGACGACATCATCAAAAATCTTCTGGAGATTAAAATCGCCGAGCGACACATCAAGATCTTCGCTCTGATCTGTTTGCTCAGCCCGTTCGACCTGAAGCTGCAGACAATCAAGCTGCAGATCGAAGATCTCCCCTGGCTTCAGCCGGATTCGAACGCATTTGTCTTTGAAGAGTTCAGGGGTTTGCGTGACCTCGTCGAGCGAAACGGTGACGTAGAAATAGCCGCAGGGGTCTTCCCCGTGCGAATACGGCTGCAGAGACCCCGGCAGAATGACTTCGACGCCATCTCTGGAGAACTGCCGCGGTGTGTGATCGTGCCCTGTGTAGGCGTGAGTGACGCCCAGCGCCGCCAACTCCTTGGTGGGGATCAGGTTGAATGGGTCTGACCGTGCGTCGACGTCATTGTGACCGAAGTAATATGTCAGGCTGGTTTGCGTGACCGACGAAACCAGCTCTGCTGCAGACTTCGTCGGGTGCCATCCAACGAGCAGCATGTCATCGACGACGAGAGGTTCCCTCACAACCACGATGTTCTTCATCGAAGCAACAAGCAGCTCAAAAACTTCGAACGCCGAGACCGCTTCAAGATCGCGAGACAGGTCGTGGTTACCAGCTAGAATAAAGAATCGACAGTCTGGACTTGCGGAAGCTGTTTGTCGGTAGATACGGGCCGCGCGCACGATGGTTTCAAATGATACTCGGGAATGATCGAAGAGATCTCCGAGCATGATGTGCTGAGAATAACCTGAAGGATCGAGTTGGGCTTTGAAATCGGCCCAGACAAGCCGCTCGCGCTCTCCGCGACGGGACAGGGGGACATTCCGGATAAATTCTCGACCAAGATGTGTGTCTCCAAGCAATTTGAAGGTCAACGAAGCACCTCCATCTGCACCACGCCTACGCCGGCGCCGATCAGACCGATCTGCGCCGCGGCGCGGCGAGATAGATCCAACGACCGTCCAGTACGTTTTGCGGGGCCGCGATCCGTGACACGCACGACGACTGATCGTCCGTTGTAGGAGACACGAAGTCGCGTTCCGAAAGGCAGGCTGCGATGTGCAGCCGTCAGTCCATTCGGACTGAAGCGCTCGCCGTTGGCGCTATGTCGGCTCAGGCGTTCGCCTCCGCCATACCAGGACGCCCGCGTGATCGTAACAGCGGTCTTATAAGGCTGTCTCGCTTCAGGGCCGCGGAACATCCACTGCCAATTAAAAGGGTGCAAGTTGGCTGAAGCAGGTGACGTCGCGACAAAAAGAGCGACGAGTGCAGTGCTAAGTCGTAACTTGATCAAGAATCCACTCCGCATATTCTCGCGTCATTTCTGGGTGCTCGAGGAGCATCTCCCCAATCACCCATGAGCGACGTTGAGCTTGAATGAGCTCGGCCTTCTCTGGGGCGCTGAGCGTGCCCCAGAGTTGCTTGGTGCGCTCGATAAGTGCTGCGAGCTCAGGCCGTTCGGGGCAAGGAACGGACATGCGCGCCGTCACGCCGCAAACGCTCCCTTAATTTGGTGGATGCAATCATGAAGGGCGTTATGCTGATCACCCTCGAATGGAATGTCAGCCCAAAAGTCCTTTCGGCTGCGATAGACGCGACTGCGTCCATCGATAAAGCTGTTGAGGTCTTCACAATTCCAATATGGGATTGGCATCTCGACACCGTATTCGCGCATGTAACTCTGCAGGAACGGCCATTCGAAACTGATCGGCTTCGCCCACAACCTCACCGGCCTGGGCGAGCGTGTGCGAGCTAGGAAGTTCGTGAAGGCGAGCAGCACCGTTTTCGGATCTTCTCCACGGAAAAGGATGTCGTCTAGAACGCCAGCCTTCTGCTGACTCCACCATGTTCTCGTGGATTCATCCCAAAAACGGGAACTGCCAACGGGTAGGAGACAACGATCGAACATCTCCTTCGCATCGATCTCCTTCGTTTCAATATTGAAACGAACAGCGGCGAGCTGAACAATATGGTTGTGAGAGGGGTCCGTTCCCGTCGTCTCAAGATCAACCATCACGTCGGTAAAATACCGACCTTCGTCTGCGACCAACTGAGGTCGCACCACTTGATCGATGAAGCCTCCGGCTGCAACGACTTCAAGCTCTTGTATGGCACCCTGAACCATTCGTTCCTCACTATGGAGTGTATGTAGACAAAGTAATCTCCCCCAGCCGCGAGCACTTGTTTTGCCGCAGCCGTTTGTGAGGTTCGTAAGAGGGAGAAGGCGAAGCGCGTCTTGTGAATGGTCGACTTCACTTCCGCATAGAAGGTCTGACCATCACACGTAACGATGTAGTCCGCAGGCGCCGAGCGCACCTGCCCAATCTTTCCAGTGCGGCCCCTAACCTCTGCGGCGTCGACAAGGCGATGCAGATAGGCTCGCTTGCCGAGCGACGCAAAATAGTCCTCAAATATTTGCTCTGAGGGCTTGCCCGAATTTTTCATTCGGGCACGATGACACAGCTACGCACTCATCTGAATCAAATCTCTGATAGAGTCGGCGTCATAGAGGATCAGCTCGACGTCGGTTTCAACGAACATCCGCCGCGTCAGCTTAAAGCTCTCCTGCCACCGCGGGTTATCGTTCATGATCGACACGACGCGCTTGACGCCGGCCTGGATCAGGAGTCCGGCGCAATTCGAACACGGCATGAACGGATAGATGTAAGCGACCGAGTCACGCAGAGAGCACGATGCATTCAAGAGCGCATTGGCTTCCGCATGAACAACCATCTTGAGTTTCGTGTCCCGATCGTTGAGACGATCATCGTCATTGACCCCCCTCGGGAACCCGTTGAAACCGAGTGAGAGGATTTGGTTCCGGTTGTTCGTGATGACGGCGCCAACTCGCGTTGATGGGTCTTTCGACCACGTCGAAATCTCTTTGGCGAGCCGGAGGAAGCGGAGGTCCCAAGAGTTCACTGGTCACTGCTTTCGAAGAGGTTGAGCCATGGGTGCGTTAGGATCAACATGCGGAACCGGCCCATAGCCGTGATCCGCGAGCCACTTCTTGCTCTCTTTGATCATTTGCTTCGTTTAACCCTTCCACTGCAGGCGTGCCTTATACAGACCCGCAAGCGCAGTCTCTTGCTCAACAGGGTTTCCGAGCAGTTGACGGTTCCAGAACTTCATCGCACCTTCGATTGTAGGATTGCGAAGAAGCGCAGCGCGGTCTGCGGGGATGCCATGAATCATCGGCACTCTCCCGGAAGCATCTTTCGATACTGACGGAAGCCGGTGAAGTTGCCGTGCTGCTCGGGATGCACGTAACACCCCCAACCCTCATCTCCGAGGACTTCGTCCGCCTGAACCTGATGCTCGAACGGCGAGGCGTGCATCGGGTTACTGTTGAGCAGCTTGTCGTGAAGCTCGATAGCACGCTCCAACGTCATGTCGAAGCCATCGACGGTTCGATACGAGGTACTGGCGCAGCGAGCAACAGAGAGCTTGATCAGGCTCTGTCTCACCTCCTCCGACTTCCTCCCTTCGGGAGGAACTCCACTCTGGTAGGTGTGCTTCCACGCCCTCCCGCGGTCTTCGTCAATCACAAACGGCAAATGCCACTCACCCGGCGCCAATAGCCGCACCTCAGCGCCCTCAAGCGCCTTTCGAACCTCGCGCGCAAGCATCTGAATGTGCGGCTCGGCGTCGGGATGATCGCGCAGCGCCAGGAAGTTCGACCAATTAGTCGAGGTGCAGACGACGGTGATGTGCATCCACGGCTCAAGCAGCCGGTTCACGATCTGCTTGTGATAGCCGGCCTCGGCAAAAGCCCGCGCCACTTCAACTGCTTGATCACGAGCAAGCAGCCAAGCTAGCTGACGCGGAAGTGGCTCATAACCTGGACGGTCATCGACTCGAACCTCCTCATTGCACTCCTCGTTCGCCTGCATCCCCTTCTGGTTCTTGCCCCAATGCAGCGGCACGAACGGGTCGTCGAGCACATCTTGTATCAGCTTCTCGACAGGAATCGCGCGCGACGACGCTGCGTTCCGACTGAACATGCGATGCGTCATAAACTCGGAGTGAATGCAGCGCGGATAGCGCAACAGCAGCGTGTCGATCCGGTCGCCGGTGATCGCGTGCTTGGACGCGAGAACACTTTGTGCAGAGATAGTGGTCATCCTAGAGCCTCATTCCCCTTCTCAGTAAAAGCTAGCTGTTTGTTGCGCCACCGAACGTAGCCCTGCTTCATCAACGCTCGGACTTGATGTGTGAGATCCGTATCGTCGAGGTGAAAACGGTGAGCCTTCACCGCTCCGAAATACTGACCTTGGATCGTGAGCGGTCGATAACCGTTGATGTGGTCATCGACCGCTTTAAGCGCGAGTTTCTGCTTGGTGGTTAAATTCCACATTCGGCATTGACCTCCACCACGCATTGGGTGCCCATTGTTGCTCATATGATTGTCGAAGGAACGTTTGGCCGACCGCATCTTCCGCGGTGCGCACTTGTTCACGAGCTACGAGTGTTTCCCAAGGAACATCAAAGACGACAATCTTGGGCTCGATCCTGTGAGTGACGAGTATGTCTATGACGTCATGGCATGACTCAGGATTGGTGTGAGTGTTCGCAAGCACGACGTTCTTTTCGAGTTTGAGCGCCGATCTCAGCATCCCTCTCTGAACTGTGTGAATCAGATCACGCATCCAGGGATTTTCCCCAACGTGTTTCCAGTAAACTTGCTTGGACCCAAAGAGCGACGCTCGAATATCGTCGAGCGAAATGATGACCCATTCGGTTGGATCTAGCGATCGAGCATAGGTCGTTTTGCCGGAGCCTGGAGCTCCGACAGTCATGGTGATTTGAGGATTCGCCATCACATTATGAACCCTGCAACAACCACCTTATCGAACGGACCCTCGATCGGCTCGTCGATGCCGAACGAGGGATGACCACCAATCGCCTCGCTCAACTGCTCAATCTCGTCGGTCTCCTCGACCGTGTTGACATACTGGCCTGCGCATTTAAGAGCGAGATCAGCAATCTCGCCTTCAAGCACATAAAATTTGGTGTTCTCGGGAACTTCTTCCCAAACCAGTAGGACTTTCATAGTTTCTCTCCTTCACATATTTTGAGAGCTTCCTGCATCGATGCAGCGTGTTGAACCTGTTTGTGATGTGTGAATGTGAAACCCTCACACCCAACCGCAATCACCTGACGTCCTGATGCAAGCGCTGCTCCAACCTCGATCAGCGCCCCCTTCAAAACATCCCCAGAAGCACGATACACAATCGTGAACTGCGCGCTGGACGCCTCATCAATGCACCGACGCCAAAGGTCCTCAAATGAGGACGATTCCTCATCTCCAGCTTCGTCGATCCAAGTTGAAATGATGGGGATGCCTTGTGTTCTCAGATCTCTCCACAGTGGAGCGTGATAGGTCTTGCTCGCGATGTAGATCGTCACAACCTCGTCCCTTCATGAAACGCTGTGACGACTGGAAATCGCGGCATGCCATCAGGCGTGAGCGCGAAGTAGCGCACGGTGGCGCTCGACGGCGTCGGGCTGTGCAGGAGCTGCAAGCAGAAACCCTGGGTCCCACGAATGCCGGCGCCGAACTCGCGGCCATCCTTCAAACGCAGCACGGCGCGCTTGGCGTATCCCGCCCAGTTGCCCTGCCCCTCCTCGACGCGGATCACGTCAAATTCCTCGTCGAGGAACTCTTTCCTCTTCAACAGCAGCTTCGATCGCTTCTGTTCGTAGGCGCCGTTCAGGCGAATGATCTGACCCTCGAATCCATCCTGCAGACACCACTCGTAATGATCGTTGAGCAGCCGCTCAGTCGCGCAATGGAGTGTATGCACCTCTCTGAGGGGACTATTGGGGTCAAGATTGAACGACCTAATCTGTTCGAGACGCTCGCCGAACATGCCATCGCGCGATGGCATGTCATAGACATGATACTGGATCAGTGATCGAGCCTTTTCGAAGTCCTCCTCAGACGGCTTCAATTTCTTCACGACTGAGGTAATCGTGTTGAAGTCGTCCTTGAGCTCGTGGTTATAGAGCTCGCCATCGAGGATCAGCGTCGGGCACCGCTGGAACAGCGGCGCCAACGACTGCTCAATATGGCGACAGGAGACGATCGGCTTCCCTTGCCGGCTCCACAGCCCGTTCGCCGTTGCGATACAGCGAATGCCATCGAGTTTGGGCTGGCAGTAGATATTCTTCCACCCAGCAACCCACCCTTCGAACTTGTGCGCGAGCATCGGCTTGACGACACTGTCGCGAGGCCGATCGACGTCGTCGATCGTCGATCGGTAATCGCGATCGAGCTTCTTCTTCTCCTCGGCCTGCGCCTCGAAAAGGGCCTGCTCTTCGGCAGTGTCCTGGGATTTCGGCTTGCAGGTCGTCCAGCCAGTGGTAAGAAGTTCACCCCCTGGGAGGCCTGACAGCGTGCGCCAGCATGGGCCTTGGACTTCATACTGCCAAATGCGCACACGGCCGCTCGCATCTCGTTTATAGATAGGGTTGCTGAGCATCAGAACTGCTTGCCCCCATCGGCAAGGCGAGCCTCGCGCTTGTGGTCCAGTCGCTGATCGTTGTAGAGCAGCTTCTCTGCGAGCGCCGAGCCGACATCCAATCCAAGAGCAGCGCCGAGGTCAGCGATACGAATAATCGCATCAGCGAGCTCGACCTCCATTGATTTTCGATGCGGAAGATGGTCATCCATTTTGTTCTTGCGGTGCCCCTCGAGAGCTTCGCTGACCTCGCTGTGAATCAAGCACAGCATCTCACCGACGTTGCGCTTACCGATCAGAGACTCACCCGTCTTGAGATCGGTCCACCACCCATTACGAGCAGCGGCGCCGTGACAGACGTGTTCAATCAGCGCCCACGCCATACCCGCGCGGTCATACTCAGATGCGTTTGGAACTTCATTCAATGTCGGATCTCCTCTGGACTCGGTGTCGGAAATAAAATCTCCGCCAATTCCTCTTCAATGTCCCCGGCCAGATCATCGTCTCTGGTAGAGTTAAGAAGACCGCGGAGGAGATGCGCGAGCGTTCGAAGAGCAACGGTTTCCGGAATATGAGCTAGCTTGTCGATAAGAGTGTCGACGATCTCATTCCCATCTGTGCAAGAGGAGCAACAGTTCGGATCGAAAACTGGCTTCGTGTTCAGGTTGCGATTAATCGATATGATGAACGCTGTCTGACGATCTGGGGGAAGTGAGTTCAGAAACGTCATCAGTGTAGATGTGAGAAGGAGAATGACGTTCGCGTCAGTTGCGGTCGGGCCTAGAATAGAAATTACGGTATTCGCTAAATGAGCAACCTGTTCTTGAGTCAAGCTGCTTTCTTCCTCTGCTCGAAGAGCCAATCGATCACCTCTCGGGTCTTGTTAGAATCAGCACGCTTGTCGGCCCACTCCTCGCCAACAATCTGTTTCGGCAACTCGAACAGTTCGACTTGACCTGTCGGCGCCTTGTTCTCATTCCACGGTTCGAACGTGAGTCCAACCGAAGGAGACGCGTCGAGTTTGCATTTCTGGAAGATGTCTGGGTGATCAATCATGACGCCACGAGCCATCGGAATGAAGTCCGCGACTTCCTTACGATGAACAGACCAGATCAATTCGTCATGGACCGGGATCATGAAACGTGCTTGGAACCCGTCTTGCTTGATCTTCGTATCGACTCGTCGAATAGACCGTTTCGCGATCGTCGCGCAGGTTCCTTGAATGAAGGCATTCACCGTCTGATTGCCGGCGCGGCGAGCGATACGCTGACCAATCTTGCGAATGATCGAGTGATAGTTTCTCAACTGATCATTGGGAGTGTCGGCGCCGAATTTAGCAAGCCACTCGAGGAACCACTGCTCAGTCGCTTCATACTTGGTATAGCAATGGCCATCAGGCAGACGGATAAATCCGTCTTGTTTAATTCGTGCGATCGTATCGCGACGCCACTGCTCAGCAGCAGCAAAGTGGTTGGCGTATTTCTCTGTTGCGGCCTGGGTAGTCTCCGACCCCCAGCCTAGTCGCTCACCAATCGTCGTAAGAAATCCACTATACCAATAATTGAAGTTCGCTCCCTTCCCAACCTCTGTGCGCCAATACTTATAGGCCTTGTCGATTGAGAGAGCTTCACCCTTCAAGTTCGTTGCCAGTCGGTTGACATCATTCAACCCATATTGGTTTGCGAATTCGTCCCACACCTTCACCTGTCTCAAGCCCTTAAAGGCCTCAACCGTCAGACCAGGGCATTCGACTTCCAAGATCGACGCCGCAGCGCCCGAATGAAGGTCCTGATGGGGGATTTGACTAAAGGCTTCAATGAATTTCGGATCGCCCGAAAACTCGCCTATCTCCACGAGCTCAATCGCCGACCAGTCGATCGACACCATCACATGATCTTCTTCATCCGGAAGAAAAAAGCCCCGGACATAAGTCGACTCGCCACGCTTAGCGAGCTGCATTGGGTTGGGGTCTCTCGCAGCCATACGGCGCGTAGCCAACATGGAGGTGACCACCGGATAGAGCCGATTTGTTTCCGGATCAGTAAGCAGACGATAGGGCGCGATGAATAGTTTCATCCGCTGATCAACGCCCGAAAGGGCGTTAATGCAATCAATGATCTCAATCGCATTCTTGTCAGTCAGCTTGTCACGCAACTGACCGCGCGTCTCGCCGTCGCTCTGGGTCTTACCTTGATAGATGATCGGCTTGGCGCCGATCAGGTCATACATCAGCGTTCTGATCGGCATGTAATGAGAGAAGTTCGGCCCCATCGATTTGACCTTGCCCTCCTCCTTCATCCAGTTGTGTGACACAGATCCGGCAGCTCGAGATAGCTCCTCGAACGGTGTCGAAGCGTCATCGAGCTCGGCCCACTTCGTGATGTTGGTCCGATATTTGGCGTGGTTCTTCTGATACCACTCATCCCGCTTCCCGAGCGCTTCGTTGGGCGCCACGGGGAACGGCAGCAGCGCCCGCACGGCGGCGCGAAGCCGCTGCAGGATCTTCGCCGCCTCTTCCCGCTCGACGACAACACGTCGCTCGATCGCGTCGAAGTCGACACGCATGCCGCCGGCCCAGATGTCGGCGTAGGTGCCGATCATTGGATTCTCTTGCTCAAAGAAACACTTGAGCGTCTCCGCATCCATCATCGTGAGCAGATGGCGGAACAATCTTAGCGCCCAGAACGCGTCATCACCGCCGTAAGCGGCGGTCTCGGCGCCGGTGAGCTGGCCCATATGGGCCTTGCCACCCAGGCACTCCTCGAACGTCGTCATATGGACGCCAAAATGCGACTTCACGGCCTGCTTCAAGCCATATCCATAAGAGATCGCGTTGATTAGCCCGTTGTAGGAGTGTGCGGCGTCGCTCTCTTTCGAGGTAATCTTCCCGATGAACTCTTCGAGCTTGTTCGACATCTTCCCGGTTTCGGGATCGAACTCAGTCAGCGACAGATCGACGAGCTGGGGGATCAGTGTCTCGATCGCACCCACACCGCACGTCACCCACTTTGTGTGATCGTACTGCTGAGGTCCATAAGCAGATACACACATCTGCATCGTGCAGATGATACCGTCCTTGACGAGATCGTGACCAAGGGTTGATCGAAATACTGTAGTCTCGAACGGAGCGTTGTGCGCCACCCAATAGGCACCCTGTCGTTTGACCGGCAGAAGGGCTCGAAACTGGTCATGCGTGACTCTGTTCTCAACATCGGCGTGACCGACGTTGATATAGACGGGCTCCGACATGCTCTCCGTGTAGAGTGAGACTCCGCATAATTCGGTTCGACGCATGTCGAAAACGAGCTTTTTAGTTTTGCTCTTTTTCCTCGTCTTCGCATCATAACCGCAAAGCTGATTGAGACCTTCGTGCCGATTGTCGTCGTGAGTCTCACAATCCAGACCGATGAAATCGGCTTTTGCGATATGCTCATTCAGCAGGGAAGCCTGTTCGTCCCAATTACGGGCATCGATCAGCATGCCCCCTCCTTCCCCAATACAAATTCCGAAAATTCAAATTGTCACCGTCCCCGTCTCGATAACGCACGATCGCATTCTTATGCGGTTTTGGCCGATGAAAAGTAGCACAGATGATAGGAGCGAGAACGAAGGTCTTAGGAAACCCACACAACGAAAAAGTCATGTTCAATAGGCCAGAAATAGTCCGACCCGGCTTCCGGATACGCTGATGTTTAACGTGACGCACACGTCCATGTGAGGACACTTCATAGTTTGGAATATCCTCCAGAACACGCCACTCTTCTTCGTTCGAACTCATAAGTAGTAAGGCTCCAGTAGCTGTTGGACCTTCAGAGGGTCTCGTTTGCCCACGATCGTGTGTCGATTGATCAAGTCGTGTGGGACATCCCATAGACCAACAACTGTCCACACCTCGCGCAGTGCAGTGCGATTGTCCTTGATCCAGTTGATGCAGCGCTTCGGAATGCCGAGTTGCTCCCATTGCGGATCGTTTCCCGCAAAGAAGTCGTCGAGCATTTTGGCTAAGAGCACTTTGTTAACGTCAGTCCACGTCTTCCTTCCAAACCCCGGCACGCCGCCAATGTTGTCCGATGGATCGCCAACGCACGTCTTGAACAAACGAATGTGCTGAGGCTGCACCGCGAATGCGGGCTCCTTCGCTTCGATCTCGGTATTAGGCACGACGAGGAGCTGACGTAGGTCAGCGTCATTCGACACGATGAACTTCTTCTCGTGCGGAAACTTACGAACGAGGGTCGCAATAACGTCGTCGGCTTCGAAGCGTGGCACCTCAATCTGCAACACAGGTGTGTGCTGCAGAGACTCTTTGATCAGAGAGATGATCGGCCAAATATTTTCAGGAGGCGGTAGTCGCTTCGACTTGTAGCAAGGCAGGATGCGTTGCCGAGTTGCCTTCGCGCCAGGAGAGTCCCAGACCCAAATGACAGGCTCTCCGCGATGGGTGAGCATGTCATTGATGATGTTGCGAGGAGCGCGTCCTGATAGATCTTTTTCGAAAACGCGGCTTATATAATTGTGCGCGTCGACAATCCTCACTGAGCCCACCTATGGAGGGACGCCGCTCCAATGAAGATCGAGACCGCGACGTAGCCCAGGATCACGTAAGGCAGCTCTTTCCCCTTCTCACGCTCCGGAAGTCCAATGTCCGAAATCACCCACCAGATCAGGATTGCGAGCGCCGCCTCGAGTGGCAAGATCGGCAGAGCCGCGTCGGGAATATGGATATGAACAGGAAACCACATGTTCAGTCCTCCGAGTCGTCGAGCACATGCTTCTCAGCTCGACCCGACCGACCGTCACGGTTGACAAAGAACATCCAGCGAAGGGGTTCTCTGATCCACAGAGCGGACTGGACGGCGCCGATAGCAGCGAAGGTGTAGACAAAGGCGAAAAGAACGTCGGGCATTTACGGGCTCCGTAAAACGGAAGAAGGCTCTGTCCGTTGGACAGAGCCTTCATCAATTACGCAGCCACGACAGGGCCGAGGACCTCGAGCTTGATGACGCCCCAATTGTTGGAGCCCTTCTTACGCGGTTCATGGATCAACTTTACGTTCACGACAGCGTCGACGCCGTAAAGCTTGGCCGCTTCCTTCACAGCCTTCATCACCGGGTCGAAGCCGGTGCGGGAGGTCGTGTTGCCCACACGCTGGCCGATCGCGACCTCAGCCGTCTTGTTCATCCCGTTCACGATCGGTTTGGTCACGACGATCATGTATTCGACGGCCGGGTAAGTGTCGGCCTTCGGATCGATCCGCTTCGCCTCGTCCAGCGCGATAGACCACGCCTTGCCGGTGCGAACCTCGCGAACGCCGTCGTAAGTGCGCAGGTAAGTGTGCTGACCCGCGGTCGTGTAACGGCAGACGTCGGGAAACTTCAGATCGGCGAGATTGAGGACGCCCTCGATTTCGCCGATCAGCTTCGTCTCGCCGACCTCCATCCCGTATTCATCGACTTTGATGAACAGGTCCGGACGTTCGACGTAGGTCTCGACCGCGTCGGCGAGCGACTTCACGCGGCCGGAGCCGACGATGACGGGCGCCGGAGGGGCGTGAGCGACGATGGGCGCGGGAACATTGGCAGCTTGCGCGCGAGCGGCTTCGATCGCGGCGGTCACAGCATCAACCATTGATAGTCTCCAGTTTTGTCAGAAGTAGACGCAATTCAATATAAAAAGGGCCGAGGTGTTGCCCCAGCCCTCTTGAAGTAGTCTCTAGTAGAGACGACTACAAATCCAGAATTTTACGTGTCGGATCAACCTTGTTAGCGTCGCGAGACTTCTTATTGATGAGAGTAGCGATCCGAAAGTCGAGCGAATCCCGGTATTTCATAACAGTGAGTCTGAGAGCACTTCTGCGCTTCTCGCGCATGAAGCGCATATACGACTGCACAAATGAACTGTCACGGAAATCTAACGAAGCGTATATTGCGTGCGAGACCTCTTTATTTGCCGAGAACTGCCAGTTGTGGCCCATATCAGCCACGATAGGGCTCGCAATTATTCCATCGAGATCACCTCTCTCAAATGCCTTGCTCATCGCATAGGCATCCTTATGGTTCACCTCACCGTTGAGGATATCGAACCTCAAGTTATAGGTTTTGGTTAGTTCAAGTAGCTGGTCCTGCTGCTTCAGCAGTGACGCGAAGATGACCAACGGGGCTTTATTGACCGCATGATCTTCCAAGTGAAGATCGATCAAGTCGAGCTTCCCAGGACGCTTTCCTGGAATAAGATCGACCGTCTGTTTAGGGTTGGTAAGATCCGGAAAGGAGTTCGGGTGTTCCATAATCTGCCGACAGCGCGTAAACGCTACCCCAGGTAGGGTTCCATCGACAAAGAATTTCTCTAACTCTAGAATAGCCTCGTCTTTCAACGTGTCGTAGAGCTCGCGCTGTTGCGGCTCCATATCAACCACTTCCTTGTGGATAACGATCTCAGCCTCACCATGAACATCCGCCCAGAGCCGACGTCGTGAGTGGCGATCGAGAAGTTTGCGCAGGTGATCAAGGTTGTCGTAATCGATAACCTTCCCGGTCCACATATCGATCACATGATGAAATGCCTTGAATTGATCATAGTTCCCGTAATAGCGAGGTTCGATAATCGCGAGCGCCGAATAGCAAGTGTCCGGTTTGCCGTTGTAAAGCGTGCCAGTCATCGGCAGAAAATACTTGCCGTGAGTCCACATAAACTGATTCATGGCAGCAGTCTGAGCTGACGTCACCCCCCCAAACAGTTTATGATACTCATCAATATGAAGAGCGGTGACATAATCCGGCAGCTTCTGCCACGACAGCCGAAACCGCGCGGCGGTCATAAGAAAAAGCCTCGCCGGGGGGCGTATATCGGCCTCTTTCTCAACGATAATCACATCGCCTTTATCCCAAAGGCCAAACTTTAGCGCCTCATCCCGGTTCTTCCCCAGCAGCTTGTCTGGCATCACCCAAACAGTGCCAGTCTGATACTCATTCCAAAGATGGCGCTGAAGAACGCACACCGGCGGGGTCTTTCCAGTTCCGGGTTCCGATAGAAAAAGCGCTCTGGGGTTCTGCAGGAAGTAAGCGAGGTCCTCGATCTGATCCTGTCGAAGTTGAAATGTCATTTCAGCAATCCAAGACTACGATTAGTTATAGCAGATGACCCCAAATATTTAATCGCAAGCTCGTCATAAACCTGTGCGGCTTTCTCTGCTATCGAATAACAACCCCCATAAATAAGTTTTGACCCTTTGCAAACATATACACGATACTTTCCGTTAGGTTGTTTAGTGACCCCCCTGTATCCACTTTTACCTACAGGACGTCTCTGCCGCGCCTCCCAATCCCGAACTGTCTCCTCCATAAGATTTATAATCTTAAAATTACAAGGATCGCCATCCTTTTGAATTACACGTCTACACGGCCATTTACCGTAAAATACAGCAAAACATAACTCCTTACCCAGAATCGTAGTATCATTTATATTAAAAACATACTGATTATCTCGTTTTCTTAAATACCCATTAGCGACAGATCCTGCTGGGTATTTAGGACTGCGGTAAATCTTCCACCTCAATACCCCTGTTTCAGGATCATAATCTAGGCGTTCCCGAAGATGTTCGATTGATATACGGTTCACTTCCGAGCCTCTTCGACTGTGCGTTGCACGAAATCCCACAACACCGCGGCGCCCGCCGCACGGGGATCTCCCTCAATCTCAGGGATAGACGCAGCCTCGGCCCCCGCCGGCTGCAGGTCCCCACAGAAAATGAGCGTTCGAACACGGGGGAGCTCGAGCAGCCGCGCGATCGAGCGCAGATGCGACCCCTCATAAGCGGTGAGGATCAGCGGTGCGATATTGGTTAGATGGAGCTCCGATAGCAGATCTTTGACACTCCAAGCCCAAAGCGGGCGAATGACTCCGGTCCCCTGCGTCGGGGCACAGAGCTGCGCCGCTCGGCGCACGTCGCCCCTTACCCAATAGGCACCCCCATCAGGAACAGGGTCGAAGGGACTGGGGGCGTGGCCCACCTCCCCAGCCTTGGGCTCGATCCGGTGCGGACATCGAGCGCGTTTCGGGCTCGAGTAGGGGCTGGGGAGCCCGGCGAGGCCCGGTGTCAAACACCGAGCCTCATCCTGCTGATGCAGGAACAGAAGATCCCCATCAATGTGCAGGCCAAAGCGTTCCATTTATTCAGCGATCGTTTGCAAGTCGTTTGGCGCGCTCATAGCGTTGAGTCTCCTTCTCGATAAATAGCTTCAACCCCTTACGAACGACAGGGGGGAGCGACTTCATGTCTGACATAATAAAAAGGCGGCCCCGAAGGTCCGCCATCTTTTGATCTGTTTCTGTCAGAGATGAATATATCTTCAGAGCTTTCCACAGCTCTCGAAGATCAACAAGCATATGCGTTTCTGATAAATGGTGTCACCAGCTCCTCCATTGGAATGCCAACAATTTCCGAGATCCGTTGCATCTCAGATAAGGAGAAATCGTATTGCCCAGTCTCCATTTTTCTCAACCTAATATGGTTGGAAAAATTAAACTTTGAGCAATACTCCATCGGCTGCATATCCATCTCAACTCGCCGATGATTGTTGAGCCTAACACCTATAGCTAGGTGCATCTGACTCAACGTTTTCGTAGCACCCAGGGGTTTGAAACCGCTGGGGGCGCGACGCATCTGAAACTCAGGACGCGTCTTTTTGACGTCCTCATACGCTTCTTGAATAAGCCGCTTTACCTGCCATGCCGACAGCGTGTGAGAGTAGCGTTTTACGATCTCAGATTGAGATAGACTCTCCTCAATGAGGAGACGTTTAATTTCATCGAAGTGAAGCGACATCGACTGGCCCGCGGCGTGTGTGCAGGAACTGTGTGGAACAAAACACCCACACAGGACCCACAAAGTCCAAGATGCCGATGAGGTTGGAAGTGAGATTTCAGGAGGTTAGAGTTGCAGGTTCAGAAAAACCCAAAACTTCCGCGCTACCAGACTGCGCCATACCCCGTCTTTGAATTCCCTCACTCTTCATCGGTGAGCTACCTTACAACTCCTGCTCCTGTGAGAGCAATGTGCTTGGGCTGTGCTTGTTCACAGTCTCTACCAGAGACTCGATTGACGCATTGGCGTATCCTCCGTGGGTCGTGTCATCAAGGTGCCCGAGGACGTCTTTTCGATCCTCGCGCGACATTCCGGACTGACGGGTCCAGGACGCAAACGTATGACGCAAATCATGAATTCTCGCATGAGGAACCCCAGCCTTAATACGCAATTGAACCCATCCCTTCCCGATCGAGTTATAGCGGGTCCGCGTCTTCGGATTAACGAAGACGTAATTGATGCGCGGGTCTCGAGGAACGTGCAAGAGTGTGTCCATCGCTGTGTCGGAGAGAGGCACGATCCGACCGCGGCCAGCCTTCTCACGATCAGCCGGCAGGAAGATCACCCGCCGGCTGAGATCGACTTCATCCCACAGCAGCCCAAGCGCCTCCTCATGGCGAAGGCCGGTCTCGAGGACAAGCGTGATGAAAGCGACCCAAAACCGCCGTGAGATAATCGATGGCAGCCTCGCTGCCGCATGGAGCAGCGCCCGAACCTGTGCGACCGTCAACCACCGCGGTTTCTTGACGGGCTTCTTCAACCCTTTCTTCCGGAACAGCCGGCAAGGGTTCACCTCCGGCGCCCCCTCCAATTCCCGATCAATCGCATATTCCATGAGCGAAGACAGGGCTGTGATCTCGCGCCGGATCTGGATGTCCGACGTCTGCCGGCGTCGTTCACGCACAAACCCCTTCAACCACTCGAGATTGATCTCGGCGATCGTCGGCGAATTCATCACATCAATGATGACCGCCAATTTCTTCGCGTAATGGTGTAGCGTCGACGCTTTGAGCGTATCTGCCGAGTCGCGAAGAAATAACGTAGTCGCCTGTTTGAGCGTCAGGCTCCTAGCCGCCTGTATCAGCTCTTGCAGCTCTCGTTCTTTTTCTGCTGCAGCCTGCAGAGCTCTTTCTCGAAGAGATCGACTGCAGGGGATGCCGGTCGAGACCCGCTTTCCGTTCGAGAGTTTCGTATGCCAGAATGGGCTGTCCTTACGTTGAAAGAGCATGGGGTTACCTCAATAGGTTGAGTCTGCTGTGAGACCCAGTCATTAAACACATCGAGATTCATCAACCAAACCCCGTTGTGATTAATGGCCCCAGGCAACAACCCATGTCTGGCCCAATAATATACTACCTTTCTACTAACCCCCAGCTTATGATATATTTTCGACAGTCTAACTAATCTTATACTCGTCATACCTATCACCCAATCAATCAGCATTGATCAGAATGAGCTAATCAAGTGCGTATGACGGAGTCAATGACTTAGTTTGCCGCCTTTCGAAAGAGCCTTAATACCTCCAGGACAGTGAACGGCACGTCAAACGTTTCACGCGTCAGTAAGTCTGCCGCCCGCCCAAGCCTGTCACATGATTTTCGTAAATGTCGATAATCGTCCTCCGTAAACTCCGAGAGGATTTCTATTGCAAGATCCTCACTGACGTCGGCGAGGATCTCAAGAAACTCCTTGTCCATATATAACTCCCTACCACACTATCCATGCTTCGTTTACGCGAGCCATGTGCAGGGAACCCTATTATAGTGCCCCCTACCCTTGGTGAAGCGCAAACTTGGCAAGTTGCACAATTGGTATCTAAGTATTGTGATCCGTATTGCTGCCGCAGGTGCTCGATACTCGCCGCACGCTCCTTAACGCAATAAGCTTCAGCATCGGTCGGATCTTCAAAAACGGCATCGGGATAGTCGTTGCCCATAACTACACAGACAATCTTCTTACGCAGCCGCCGCATCAACTCGTCACGAATCTTTCCGTGAGCGATCTCCCACACATTGCGCTCGTCAATATGAAAACAACCTACCCCATTTGTCGCACGAACGAACAGCTCGAGCAGGTCTTCGTCGCTCTCCTTCGAAAAATCCTTCTCATCCGTCTGTCTTCGAAATGCATAGACGCGCTTGCGGCGCTCAGCCTCATTCTTTGCAGAAATCTGCTCAATCACGTTGGTCCAGTCTGATAGTGTGCTCATCAAAAGTTCCCCGGGGCCACCTGCAAACATCGAATGCCTTCCGATCGCCACATGGTAACCGACCGGTCGCGGTCGTCGAACACCACGGCGGGTTGAAGCAACAGTTCTGATCTTAGTGACCGTTTGAGAATGGTTGCGACGGAGTGAGGGTCGTGATTCAAGCTCGGGATGTGGACCCGAGCGAATCGCGCCAAGATGGCCGCCATTGAGAAGAAAACCAAACGTTACCCGACGGATTTGACCGATGAGGAGTGGGAGCGGGTTGAGCCGTTCCTGCCCTCGCCGGCGCGCAAAGGGCGCAGGCCCTCGGTCGACCCACGCGAGGTTTTGAACGCCATCCGCTACATCGCCCGCGCCGGCTGTGGCTGGCGTATGCTGCCCAAGGATTTCCCGCCCTGGCAAACCGTCTACTGGTGGTTTCGCCGCTTCATGCGCCGCTTTCTGTTCGAGACCATCCACGACGTGGCGCTGATGATTGACCGGGAACGCGCCGGCCGCGAGGCGAGCCCCTCGGCTGGCGTCATCGACAGCCAATCGGTCAAAGCCCCGGCGGCGCGAGCGCGGGGTTACGACGCCGGCAAGAAAATCAAAGGGCGCAAGCGCCACATTGCAGTGGATACGGACGGACGGCTGCTCATGGTCAATCTGACGACAGCGGATGTTTCCGACTCCGCGGGCGCGCAGCATATTCTCGACGCCATCCGCAAGCGCTGGCCATGGGTCAAACATCTCTTCGCCGACGGCGCCTATGATCGCAGAAAACTCATGGACAAGGCGGCGTTCAAGGAGTTCGTCGTAGAGATCGTGCGAAGGATCGACGCCGATCCGGGCTTCAAGGTTCTGCCGCGACGCTGGGTCGTCGAGCGAACCTTCGGCTGGATGACCCGCTGGCGGCGCCTCGTGCGAGACTATGAAAAGCGCATCGACGTCTCAAAAGCCATGATCCACGTCGCAATGGGCGGCCTCATCTTGCGAAGGATCGCTCATTGAACGACATTCTCAAACGGACTCTAACTGGCGGCCCGAAGCGTCCCAGCCTTTTGCGAGCCACCATCGAAGTCAAATATGGAGCACAATATTGATCGCACGGTCGGCGTGGTCAACCCATTACGCACGATGGCCCAAGCTTCACTTTTGTCGAAATATCTCGCCTCCGAAATATCGGAAGATGGCCGGATACTGCCCGATAGTTGGCGACAGTTGACGTAGATAACAATCCGGTGCTCGGATGGCGGATTGATGATCTCCACCACGTCAAAAAGTCCTTCAACCTTGATGTCGACGCCAAGCTCCTCCTTCGCCTCGCGAACAGCTGTATCGCTATATGATTCGAATGGGTCCACGCCGCCACCCGGCAATACCCACGCTCCGAAGTATGGCTCTTTGGCACGACGCCCCAAAAGAACCCGATCTCCGCTGTCCTTCAAAATAATCGCACATCCAACCCTAGGCTTCTGATGAGTTGCCATGGCTCCCTCCACGGATGTTGCGTCAGCCGGTTAATTAGCGAGAGAACTTCTTTTTCGTCCATGCACGAAAATCAAGCCAATGGTCATAACACCAATCGAAACCTTTCTCATACATAAACATCATTAGTGCTAACCCCACGAGCGAGCCAATCAGTGCGGAAAGCATGTGGATTACAAGATGTGTTACAGACATAACGTTAATCCCTGATTAGATCCTTGTGGATCATGTGTAGATTGTGCGTGCCGCCCACCCCAATTCGTCGATGTCTGTTCGAGATGGCTTGTGTTAGCGAGGGTGCCGTAGACGTCGAAGATAACGGCATTGATCATCGAGCAAGCACCGCGTTCCAAAGTCGCGTCCAATAAGACACTGGCTCCCGAATAGTGAAACGAGGACGGACCGCCTGGACAAAACCTCCAGTGTAAGGAACGACGATGTGTTGCATCACAATCCTAAACTCCGGGCGGCGCCTCGCCTCGAATTTGTTCAGCATATCGTTCACGATCGTCTGCCGGCCGATCAGGGCGACGAGACCCGCAGCGATCGTGACGGCAGGAGCCGCGACAAGGTCGATATTCTGGATAATCATGAGCACTTCCTTTTGATGTAGTCGTAGACGCTACGACAGGTTCTTGCCGTGAGATCCGAGATGCCCCACAAAGCGAAGAAGCCGATGATGAGGAGAATAACGTAGACAACGAGCTGAAGGATTGCCTCGAGCACGATCGAGAGCAGGATCAGAAGCATCAGCAGCATCAATACTCCTCTGCCAACATGATCGTAAGAACCCTCATCGTCTTCGACGGATCGGACGGATCTTTGGAGCCATATTCCATGTTCTCGTCGTAGTAGTCGATCTTCCAGAAGAAACGCTGCTTGCCTACCTCGAACGCTCCGAAGTCGTGTTCGCCGTTCGGGTCATTTTCCGGTGTAAAATCAGAAAACCCCCGAACTCTTCGACATAGCTCTTGTGTGATCCCCCACGCGGAAACACCCCGTGTCAACACAACCCGTCCAAGATTGCGGTCGAACCTTGTGCGAAATGCGTCGTTCAGTTCCTTGACAGTAGCCATGATGCGGCCTCGAGATGAAAATGAAAAAGCCCGTCTCTGTGAGAGACGGGCTCTTACTGTGAGTGACGTTGAGAGGTCAGAAGACCTCTTCGTAAACTGCTGAAGGGGTGTTCGGCTCCTTTTCACCCGGCGCCGGCCGGGTCAACGTCGAAACCGGAACCACAAGATCATCAACTGCAAGAGCTTTTGACGAGATCCATGCTTTGTTCGTCTCAGCGTCAACGAACCTGACGACGCAGGGTTCGTTGTCATAGACCGCAGTCTCGCCCGGTTCGAACTTCAATCGCTCGACGCCGACGATGTTCGCGAGCTTGACAGCTCGTGAGTTCCACTCCTCACCCGGAGGGTGAGCCATGATGTCCGACTTGAGACCGTCGTGATCATACGTAGCCACTACCCGCACGAGAAGCACGTCACCTTTACGGTATTCCATCACAAAACCTCCATCCTAACATTGCGCATACGCCAAATCTTGGCGGTGACAGCGTCCTCAGTCAGGGCGACTGGCTGAGGAAATTCATGGTTGATGATTTCAGCTATCTTCTGACGTGAGTGTCCTTTCACGTCGAGTTCCAAGGCGCGTTCTTGAGCCGCCTTGGTCCATTTGTAGAGCTTGCCTGGATACATCATCTCAGCAGCTTCTGACTGAACGAAGCATCGATCGGTCTCGCAATCGTTGCCGAGTCTCCGGCAGCGCGCCCTGCATCTATTGCATCACGTGAGCAATTAACCCGACGTGATCGTGATTGAGAGAAACGAACGCCTTTCTTCGAAAGCTCCTCGGTAATAAGAGCTTGCTTCGTCACAATAAGTGACTTGCCGTCGCTAGGCGACACGACCGGGGGTTTCGGAGCAAGCTCTTTGAGTCGTTCCGAAAGGCGGTTCACAGCCGCAACCTCGAACCCGTTCTTGTGATACCTACGATCGTCCCGAGTTGAGAGGGTCGAGAGATATTCGTCGCGCTGTCGTTCAATGAACTTCGAAAGTGTCTCGAGCATCCAATCGGCGAGTTGCACATCCTGCGGATAACCGAAGAACACGATATCGGACGATGACGTGTTGACCGCAGATTTCCACGCTCTGCATTCGCAGAACCTCGAAATTGCAGTCGCGAGTCCAATCTTGATCTTGTGCGTGTTGCGGATGCGTTGCCGCTGCTCGATCAGCGGTTCATCCTGCAGATCAGAAAGGGAAATGTTATGCGCATCCATAAGCTGACGAGCCTTAAGAAGCGCCGCGAACGCCTCTGCTTCAGTGCAGCCGTTCTCCGTAGTTTTGGAGAGAAGCGCTTTAATTATGTTGAGCATGAAGACCCCTCTCAATCAACACTGTGTCGGCGAAATTGAACGTGCTCATCGACACAATTTCAGTCGGCAGGACCACATAAGCGGCGCCGCCGATCGACCCTGGCCGCATCTTATCGCAGGTGAAAGCGATCTGGAGCGTGATGTATTTGAGGGTCTTGGAACGCGCGACGATCTGCTGAAGGATATAGAGGTAAGAGTCGGGGAGGTCGTTATTCAGATCGAGCTCAACCCATTCATCAGACTGATTTGCAAGAGCCTTACTCACAACCTGTGTAAGAAGATTGACCGCGTTCTGCGATTCGCCAAGAGACAGTTCCAGGTCCTCACGAAGGACCGCGACCTGCTCAGTTGGAGCAACGGAGCTGTAGAAATATCTGCCATCACCGTCTTTAGCATTCTCAAACACATACTGCAGAACCAGTTCCTCGAGCTGAGTCATATCTTCAATCGGAATGTCAGGCTGCACGACAACCTTGGTATAATCATGCTCCATCGCTGACAGGCTCCTCATCCAAATCAACACGAACGGTGTTGCCGTTCTCATCGGTCACATCAAAAACCCCGACCCAATATCCGGGCCGGGGGTGCTGTTGAGCTTCGCGCGCTTTGATCGCAGCTTCGCGGGGATCGTCGCCCTCGATGTCGATCTCCCACACGACGTGGTAGGTGGTCACAGCTTCGTCACCTCATAAACGTTGCGGATATGGGCATGGAAGAACTTGCCGTGAGACGGCGCAGCCAGAAGCTCGTCGTAAACGTGGCGCGGCACGTTTTTGTAGGAGTATTTCGTGTTGTTGGTGAACTCGATGATGAGCGTGCCGTCATCGAACCCAACAGCCTTGAGGTTCGAACTGTTAAGAGGTTTCATTTCCATCATGATCTGGCTTCCTCAATCTGCTTCGCCGCAATTTCAGCAGGTTGGATCAGCTCGCGCATTGCTTCATTGTCACTGTAATCAGCAATCACCACCCATGGCTCATTGCCATAAACACACTGGACAACACCTACCCTTTTTCCCTTGAGGGTGGGGTCACGAACCGCCAACCAGTCCTCATCCGTCGTCCGCAGCGCGCCCATAATCACGGAGAGGTCGCGGGAACGCACAAGCGTCCAATCCTCGCCGTCGCAAACGGAGATAGTGAAGCCCTTCTCGAGAGCCACGGTGGCGAACTGGCAGATAATGTGCAGTTCGCACTCAGCATGAGTCGCAGTCTTCGGATCAAACACGGTCATTTGCGCCTCCCATCAAGTCGCCACCAATAACGACTGCGCCACGTTAGGAATGAGAATCCCCACATAGCGGTTCGCCCGCCGACGCAACTTTTGCGACCGGCAACTGCGCCAAAAACGCGGGCTCTACTCGTTTGGAAAGTCGGGTCAATCCCAAGGTAAAGTATCAGGACATTATTCCAGTAAAGATAAAAGGCGCGCCAAGCGCAGCCCTTCGACGTCTTGAGGGAAAACATGGAAACCTCTCACATCTCGCTGAAGTTCGGACCGTAACACTCCTGACATTCAAGCCGTTCGAAATTGACGCCTCGCTCGGCAGCTTCCTCATCAGTTTCCCCTGGAAGCTTGTCCTCAGGATTAGGTTTCGCGTCGAGGTCCTCGGCATGAAAAAGCCGCCCGCAGGCGGCGCATGCAAGACAGTGGTCAGGAGTGCTAGATGCCATGCGCCGTAATCTCCCACGCACCGTAGCGCATCTCGTCGTCAGTCTCGATAATTAGACGTTGCGCTTTACGCCAATCGACCACTGGACGGGCACGCCGTTTCGTCTCTGCATAGTCGAGCGGCGGCACTTCATCCGGGCCCATCCACACCCACCACTCATCGAGGATCGCGCGCTCGGCCGCGTCCTCTGCAACGTCCTCGTCAAGGAAAATTTGTGGGAAGCACGGATAGTGGTCCTTCGGGATACAGGATAAGAGAATCCAGATCTTCATTTGGAAGGCTCCTTTTCAGGCACGAAAGGCTCGACATTGATAAGGAAAAAGACGCCGGTGTGAGGCGGCGAGAACCACGTCAGTTTGCAAGGACCGACATGACGTGAGGTCTGACGCCCGTCACGGTCGAAGGTGCCAAGCTGCTCGTAGGTGACGGCAACCCTGGTCACCGTTGCTGGCTGGTCCATCAGCTCAGCCCTTCAGGCCAGCGTTGCCGAAGCGAAAATTGACCAGCTTCGCGGTGAATTCCACTGATGGATGGATCGGCCACGTTCCATCATCGGGCCACGTTACGAGGCCCAGGAGATACGGGACGAAGTCCCAATCAAAACACATGGTGTAGTTATCGCGAGATGCGAGCCACACATGCTCGATCCATGGCGCGAGCCTGATGCAAGCCTCACGCATCGCGCCAGTGCCGTTAGCTTGACGCCATCCATCAAACCGCGCTCGAACAGGCGCATAGGAATCTTTCAGCTCAAGGGCCGCGGTGGTGGTATTGCTGTCGACGTGTTCCCAAGCACACATCGCGGCTTCGACTTCAGCGTAAGAATAACCCTTCGTCGTTCGATAGGGCGCGGTCTCACTGATAACATTGTCGCGCGTTTCACAAGAGATGATGCCGTCCACCCAATAAGAAGTAGCCCTTTCAAGATATTCTTGCGCAGTAGCTGGGCATGGGTCATCTCTGAAATTGTCTCTTGCTTGGTCGAGTGTCATAGTTTTCTCGCGTTTCTGAACCTCGACGACACGCTATCTGAGGCTGCGGGTGCGGTCGGGATGTATGGAGCAAGCAGCGGCGTGTAATCGTCGATGCAATTATCGGGGGTAAAGTGAATGATCCCCTCCGGGAGGTCATTCCGATTCCGGTTGTGAATGAAGAGCGTGTCAGGGTCGTATTGACACGGCGTCGCGATTAGATGCGCCGGAAGGTTGTTGAGGAACGCTCTACGCATGCTCGTAATCGCACCCATACTCGATAAGGCCCTCAAGAATTGCAGGGACGCAGCGGGGTTCAACGGCGATGGCGCCGCCGAAATGCTGCCAGTTGTCGGGCGAGAGCTGAGTCTTGATAAAGTCGTCGTCAAGCTCACACTCGGGGCGTAGGAGCGTGATGGAGCCGTGGGTCTCAACAAGCATTGGTGTCCTCGATGAATTGAGCAAACCCAACCCGATTGCCGTTGATGTCACGTAGAAAAATGCGGGCGCCGATCGGTGGACGTTCCGAAGCAAGTTTGATCGCAAAATGGTTTAGGATGTCGACCACTTCGCTGACATCATCATCGAAGGCTGCATTGTTGCAATCGATTTCAAGAGCGAATTTCATTCACAATCCTCCAACTCGACGGCTTCGTCCGACAAGTCATACCCTTCCTCGTGGGCCTTCCAGATGAGGTATTTCTGCGTCAGCGTGCGCTTGTCATTGGGTGTCTTCTCGGCCGCGTTCGCGAGCACGATCCAGTCGTGCGAGTCTTCATTCGGCAGCGTATCGAGATCGACCTCACCGCACTCGTAAGTCTCCTCACCGCAGGAGTCGCACGTCATCACGTCATAGATCGACGAGCGTTCCCATTCTTGGGTCTCCGCATTCCAACGCGCGGCAGCATCGCGCACCATGTCCGCGGCGCCGCGGGTGGGACAGACGAGTTCGATCTTAGCCATTGGTCAACCTCTCGATCTCGCGCTCGACGGCTTCCTTCGCGGCAGTCGATTGGTCGCTCCAGTCGCCTTCTGCGACGTTGCGCATTGCTTGGAGCAGGAGTTCTCTCGGAACCGGAGGTAGATCAGCGTCGCTGCGGTCTTCAATCAGGTCTTCAACGTCGAGCGCGACAAGGACGCTGATGCCGAGGTTGTCGAGCAATTTCCAGGCGAGCTCACGTTTTTTGTCGTTGGGGAGCGCGAGGGCGGCAATAATGAAGCCGTTAATCATCTTCCACCTTCGTAAGCTGATCGAAGGTCCACTCGGAACCCTCAGTGTCGACGTAGACGGGCTTACCGTCGCGTTCGACAGTCTTCTGCTCGTCCCAATAAATTTCGGTCTCGCCGCAGTGTTCGGGCTCACCGCTCTCGTCGATGCCGTTGATCAGCGCGACGCCGGAGAGTGTTTCGAGCGTGCCCTTGATGTAGGCTCCGTTGGGTGATTTGTATTCAGCCATTGGTAATCTCCTTGACGTTGAGGATCTCACGATCACTGCACGCGACAAAGAACACCGACAGGTCGGGAGCATTGATCAACGTGTCAAGCGCTAACCCCTTAGCTTCGTTTATATCAGAAGCCTCGACGACGACCTTATAGGAACAAGTCTCTTCAATGTTCACAGCAAACTTCGGCATCGTGTCCTCCTCATAGAACCATCCATGAGGCGCATGTATCCCGCGCCCTCGAACTCGGCGTTGACCTTGGTCTGAATGAAGTCAGCGTGTTTGGCGTCAACAGGAGTGTCCGTCCACCAATCCGCATCGCGATCGAACGCGATCGTTACAGTGTCGCCGTCGAGAACGAGGTCGATCTCACCGAACGTGCGCATCGGAAGCCTCCTCAACGAACTGCAGCGCCTGCTTGTGAGAGATGGCGCCGACGTAGGTGCAGTAGGACCCGTCCCTGGTATGGACGGCGTAGACTTTGGAGTGGCCCCAGTAGGCTCCGCCTTTGTCGTAAAACCCGTCTCCACCGCAGTGCGTGACGACGAGCTTGTCGAGGGGATGCGGGGCGTCTTCGATCGCGTTGCCGTGTCTGCCGTGCGGAGCACCGTAGCGGCAGTCGACTTTATGGAAGGGGTTGAAGCGGAGTTTCATCGATTTGCCTCGTCGCGCGTATCGAGCGTCGGATCGACTGATCCGTGCTTGCCAAGCACGATGCCGCCGAACATCTTGATGTTCGAGCGGATGGTGCGTTTGCCTTGCAGGGCCTCGCCGAGATCAACGAGTGTCTGCGAACCCTCGTCAGGGTCTCCGACCCACCATGTGAACCCGCGCCCGTCATGATGATCAGCAAAGACGTAAGTGTATTCTGTCCACGTATCTTCAGGGGGCCAGACATCGAAGAGTGAGTCGCCAACGATTGGTTTGTGAGCGTCGATAAGGGCCTTACCCGTGAGTTTTTCCAGGCGTCCGTTCTGCTCCACCGTCTGATCCTGACGACCGGCGTAATAGAGCGTGATGCCTTTAAACTGAGGCAACATCTCATATTGATGAGGTCCTTCAGTGAACCGCGTGTAATACGGACCTTCAGTATCTGACCATTTGGTTCGCTTGCCGCCTTTAGCGCCGAGCGACGACATATCCCCCGGCATGACGAGATCCGTTGCAAGAACACGGTCTGTGTAATGGTCGAAGAGGATGCGACCATTGTGCTCCAGGTAGCCGTCCCAGTGGCAATAAACACGACGCCACTTATTGTCGGTGCAGTGAACGATGATGTCAGACCGTGTGCTCATAGCAGTGCTCCATCTCGCGCCCGGCGCCGCTCACACTCACGCTCCTGTCCATGCTTGCGGATCATGCGCAGCATCTCGCCGGTGTAGCGCGACTGACGGACGCGGCTGGCGTAGGGCCAATAGATGCGACTGCGCTTCATGTCGAAGATGTTCATAGGTGTCAGTCCTTTGTTCAGGCTGTGAGCGTGACGCTTGGGCACAAAAAGAAACTCACCTTGATGTGGATCGAGGCGAGTTGTGGGGGAGCGTGAGGCTGTGGGCGTGATTGAGTAGATTAGAGCTTTGCTCCAATCGCCTGATAGAGTTCACCGAGTGCTTCACTGGCGCGATCAGCGATCTCCTTCAAAGCAGGATCGACGACAACAGCTTTCGCGTTGACGACATGCCGATCAACGACATCCGCCGCCATGTAAGTTGCATGCAACGCCTCGTGGACATGCGACACAGCTTCGCTTTCCAATCTGTTCAAAAATTCGAGACGCTTCTCCTCGGAAGCGTCGCCGATCGCATCACTCACAAGAGCGATGAGAGGCCCGGTCTCAATCTCCTTGGGATTGCCGAGCACGTCGACGAGGTAGTCAACGATACGATGTTCGATCGAACGATCATTGAGAGACATGCGTAGGACTCCTGAAGTGAGGTAGATATAAAAAGGCCCACGACGCGGCTCTGGACGGCGTCGTGGGCCTCTCAAACGGCCTAGAGGGTGGGCGGGTCTAGGCCGCGAGCTTGACGAAGAGCGTCTTGGACGCTTCGTCCAAGCGCGCCTCGGGGGCATAGGTCTTCACCTGGGCCGCGGTGCCGGTCGGAACGATTGCTGACGAAGAATAGACGCCGACGCCGTTCTTCTGGGTCTTGAACCTCGCACGATGCTTCTCGCCTTCCGGCGCCGGGTTGATGGAAAACCAACCCGCGTCGTCGCCATCGCCGACCGCGACGTCGAGAGAAGCATCGTTCGACCAACCAAGAAGAGAGACGATGCTGACCGGGATCTTCAGCCGGCCCGTGAACGTGGGCGCGTCATCGTCCTTCTTCGGGTTCTTGACGATAGCGTAGCGGATTTCAGTGATAAGGGCAGCGCGATGCTGCTCTCGGGAGACCTTCGTGAATGCCATGAGTGGGATCATCCATAGTAGTAAGGATCGTCGTCGACACCTTCGTCGATTTCATCCTCAGTGGAATTTGGATCGATACGATCCGTCGCCACTATGTTTTCATTGTTGCGGATGAAAACATCAACCGCCTCTCTGTCCAACACTGATAGAGACTCGTATTCTTGCACGCGGATTTTCGTCGTGAGATCGAGCGGAACGGCAACGACGTGCTCAGGCCAGAAGGCGACGGTGATGATCTGGTCGCTTGAAGAGGACGCGTAGTCTTTGACGTAACCCCAACTGCCGACGTGCAGGCCCGGAGCGCAATGGACGGACGGGTCGTCCGAGATGAGATGCCGGTCCATGCGGCAGATGTTGCCCGGCGTGGGCCAACAGGGTTGGGCTGTGAGCGTGACGCTTGAGCACAAAAAGAAACTCACCGCGTGGAGTGACGCGGTGAGTTGTGGAAGCGATAGTGCGTGTGGCTGAGGGCGAGGCTCAGGCTGTGAGTTTGGTGCGGATTTCTTTCGCGATCTCAGGATAGAGCTTGTGCGTCAGATCGATGAACTGGGCGTCCCGAGATTCTTTGGCTTCGCGTCTCAGTTGTGATCGGCGGCGCTGTGTGATGCGCAGTCCAACCTTCTTGAGTGTCAAAGCCAGCTTGGCGTTATAGGCCCAATGCTCGTCGAGAAGACGAGTGGGGTCCTCAAACTGGTGCGTGATCGTCGCGATCTGCTCGTCGAGGATGTGCTCCGCCTCGTCGCAATCGTCGAGAGTGTGGAGATCATCAGTCGAGAAGTCTTCGAGGATGAAGATCGGACGCTTTTGGGGTTGGGGACGGGGCTGCGTTGTCATTTCCATGGCACCACAACACCCAACTCGTTCTTGAAGAAGTCCTTGATCAGAGCGTGAATCTTCGGAGATCGCGTTGGAAGTTCTGAAAGACCAGTTCCAAGGCCGTCAGACGGAACTATTAAAGTGTGACCGGCGGTCAGATGCAGTTTGAGATGCATGAGGTCGACACTGACGTCGGACATCTCCCCCGGCTGGTCGGAAAAGAAAGCCTCCTCTTCACATGAAGGCATTCGTTTCGTGGCGATGCCAACTGCATTTGGCTCGCCGCGCATGTGGGCCGCTTGACCTCCCAGGCCCTCGCGCTGAAGGTTATCACCGAACACATAATAGACGCTCGGGTTGTTCTGGAGGTCTGAGCGATAGATACGATGTTGGAAGATGATCATGATTGTTGGGTTCCTTTAGGTTGGAAGCGGATCACACCTTCGCGAGCAGGCGCTCCGACAGATTTCTGTCATCGTAGGTTTCCCACATCTTGTCGATTGACTCGTGGTGCCAATGGCAGAGGACGATCATCGTGTCGTCGATTATGTTGCGGGCGATGAGGATGTAGTAGGTCATAGGTTAAGCTCCTTTACTGACGGTCCGCTCACACCTCTCACGAGCGCTTGCGAGCGTGGGATGTAGACCACTGTAAATGACGGTGCTGAGAGGCGAGATCACTAGTGCAAGATACGGATCAATGGTGCGATCCAAATGCTCCACCTGTAGGGTGTAACCACCAAGGTTCTTGAACATGAACTGTCCCTTGACGAGGGTCGGAGACTTCCATGAAACTTCTTTGGTCATGTTTATGGCCCTAAGCGAGAACCTTGATCGGATGGCGATGTGTGGTTGTGTTGGTGGTTCAGGCTGTGGGCGGGTCGCCCAACATCACAGATTGTGGCTCGTCTGTAGAGTTTCCGAAATCATCAAGCTTATAGACGAAGGCGCTGACGTCGCTGGGATTGTTGTTAATCCAAGCGAGAACCTGTCGGAACGCTTCCTGCGGTGAGGTCGCCTGTTCGCTCTCGAAGATGATTTCGACACGATAAAAACTCTTCATCATAAAGTTCACCATGCTCGTAGGGCTCAAAAAGAAAGCGCCGTCTGGAGAGACGGCGCTTTTGCAGGATCGCGTTGTGCCAGCGGTCTAGGACCGCTTCGAGGTCAGGACTGTCGGCCATCGATTGGATGCGCCCAGTCCAGGGTGTAGTCGTGGACTTTGTGAAGGATGTCGACAGGGGTCGTTGCATCATCTGGAATGATAAAGAGGGCATCGTTGACGCCGTATTCACGGGTAATGGCGATGCCCTGTTCACGACGCGGGTCGAAGGAATCTCTCTGAAACGAGACACGGTAGGCCGAGAGCTTCGGCTGCGGTTTGAGAAGCTCGTTCGCTTCCAGGATCACTGGATCGTTGGGGTCGAGTTCGAGCGCCTCTTTGGCGACCGCGATCAACGCGTGGAGATAGCCGCGCTGAACAGGCGAGTCCGGGGGATCGTTGATGAATTGTTTGATAGCGTCGATGACGTAACTTTTACAAGACATGTTAGTTTCTCCTAGTTTGTGATCGTGAGCAATCTTTGCTCGTTGCTCGTTGCCGTGAGCGGGACGCACTTCCTCGCTCCAGTGCTTTTTCTGGTGCGAGGAAATGCGTGTGGCTGGGGGCGGGATGTGAAAAGGCTTCGCCACGATTGTGACGAAGCCCTCATTCAAAATACTGTCATTGATGCCGATATCTATTAGCTAATTGGTCGAGCGCATGATTGCCTCCTACGTTGCCCAGATAATCATGTGACCTGCTCTAGTGGGGCACAGAGGATTAAGCGGGTAAGAGTGTGTTACCTCTCGTCGAGGTATTTCTGAGCCGCTTCGAGGGGCGCGCCGGTTTGCTCGGCGAGTTCCTCAGCCGTGATGTTGTCGAAGTCGATGTCCGGCATACCTTTGAAAGTAAGGTCCCAATTGATGTTTGAAACTGTAAAAATAGGGACCCTTTCCTCTACTTCACTGTGATCCTTCGCGTGTAACGGGTTGATACAGTTTGAACACCCACACGTCATTCGAAGATGAGGATTTTTACCCGTATGAAGCTCGTAGAGGATGCGACGGGGGTTAACTTGCTGCCCCAATAACTTGGCGCGCGGGCGGCCCCCAGGAGCCATATAACCCTTCCACAACCAGCAGTTGTCCTTGGGCGGTTGATATGGGAAACCTACAGGGTTCTCGATCAGGTTGGCCCACCGGCTTGCGACGACGACGTAGAAAATCGACCGGATCGACATTTTGAAACCTAGGCCAAATGGGACGTGACCCTGTTAAAGACGACGGGTTCTGTTAAAGATGAGGCCCTAAGCGAGAACCTTGATCGGATGGCGATGTGTGGTTGTGTTGGTGGTTCAGGCTGTGGGCGAGTTATGAGCGCCAATCAGCTTCAAACTTGCTTTGACGCTCTTTTATCAACGTCTGGAACGAGAGAATGACCGCGTGGAGATGGTAGGCCACTTCCTTACTTCCGAACTTCTTAGGAAGCTGCTCACAACCAAACTGAGTGACCCCCCAATCAATGGCACGCCATGATAGAGGGAGCCTTTCGGGATGTAGACAGAATAACGGTAGTTGTGGGGCTACATCCCCCTGTTGGACACTTGATAACACCTGAAACCGTTGGGCAACCTTAATCAGTTCATCATATAAAGTAATAGGCAGAACTTCTAAGTAGAGAAATAGATGAGGCAATGAAAGGTAATCCACCCCGTGCTTCTGCTCAATAAGATGAATTACATTAGGTGAATGGGAGAGTTTGGTCAAAATATTTTCCTCTTCTTGGACCTTGTTGGTTACCATTGTTACCATACGGTAGGCCAAACCCAAACCCCAACTCGACACCCTATTTCTTATTTTTATTACATCTCTATTAGAGTTTATTTTTTTCTTTAGAGGCCAATGTCAAGAAAAAAGAGGACTACTAAATACCCCAAATGGTAACAATATAGTGATTTCACTATATTCCTGACCTACCCTCGCGCGCACCGGGCGCCACTTTCTACCCACCACAACTGGCACAAAACGCGAACAAAGCGCTCGGTAAGCGCTACACTTATTTTCCCCGCCCTGGCCGTTCTTCTGGCCACTCCTCGAACGGGTTGCCGTCCATGTCCATGAGATGCCAACGGCGAAACTGTCGTTTGACGCCGCAATTTAGCGTCCACGTCACCGTGATCCATTTCTTGCCGATGTGCTTGATCACGCCATGCGTCATGCCCTGCATGAAGGCGTCGCACGCGGGGTGAATGCGAACCGTGTCGCCGATCTTCATCGGGTCCCTCCTCGGCTCTGAATTCCAGAACCAAGTCCAGCACACCGCCACAGGCTCTCGTCGACGCGGACGAGCTCTAACCGGCGCTGCCGACGCAGCCGCTCCTGTTCCCGTTCGGCCTCCAGACGGGCCAGGAGCGCCCCTAGGGCGTGTTGGTCGTCCTCTGGGCGGGTGAAGTGAGGGTGAGCGCCGTAGCGCATGGGAGGAGCCCTTTCTGTTTGCCAACTGGCAATGTCCCGCGATCGAGACACTGCGCCTGTCGAAATCGCGCCCACACCCCCGCCGGGACGCACGTGCTTGAGCCAGAGCAGGCTCTGGAATGGGGGTTGAGCGTATGGGCGGGGGTGTGGGCGTGAAAGAGCCAGCGGGCTCTATGCGCATAAGCCGCCCGACGACGCCGAGCGGCTCACGCCTATTTATAACCGTCCTGCGCCCAGCGGCGACGCCGCCAGGGCTGCTTTTTCCATTTTGACCGTGGCTTGACGCTTGTGGGAGAGTGAGGGAGCGGGATATGCTCGATCGCCCCCGCGTCGGCGCGTTCAAAGCCATAACCGGCCGGCGCATGCGCCTGCTTGCGCAGCGCCGCCATATGTTCCTGATGGCGCACGGCGGCGCTCACCATCACGCTGAAGCCGAAGTTGGTGAAAGGAACGAAATCCCCGTCTTCGACCCCAGGGTCGCGCAGATCGCGCAACACGCGCCCGCTCACAGCCGCACCGCCAGCCTGAGCAGGATGGCGACGGGCCACAGGGCGAGCAGCGCGACGAGCAGCGCGGACAAGGCGAATGTGGCGTTTTCGCGCGGGCTGTGGGCCACCGCCAGAGCGCGATGGGAGCGCCGGTTCTGGTTTGCCATCTGGCAATCTCCTTCAAAGGACACACTTCCCCCGTGCATCGCGGAGCGGAACGTGTGCGGGCGTGAGGCTGAGGCTGAGGCTGAGGCGGGCGCTCTCGGCGCCCGCCCGCCTGATTGTGTTAGGCCGCTTTCTTAATTTCAGCGTCCACGTCCACAGCCTTGGCCGCACGCTTCGTCTGCGCCGCAGCCGTAAGGCTCTCGCGGCGGGCGGCAATAGCCGCCTCAAGCCGCTTCAGATCGCGATTGTTGAGCCGAGCGACGGCCGGCAGGATGGCGGCAAGCGCCTTCTCCGACGTATCGATGACGGCAATCGTGTTGGGTTCCTCGCTGGTGGCGGGTTCCTCGCTCTTGGCGTCATCCTGGGCGGGAGTGGCGGCCTTTGCCACTCCGCCAACCTTGTCGGCCAGCGCCGCCTTGGATGCGGCCTTGGACAGCGCCATTGCGTCGGCGGACTTCGCCCAAGCCTCGAATTGATAGGCGGCTTTGACGCCGAGCCCGGACAAGAAAGACGTAAGGGCTTCGGTCGCTTCCTCGATTGAGGATGCATCCTTTGCCGCAGTGATTAGTTTGTGCTGCTGGTAATGCTTGCTCACCTTAGCGGCGAGACGCACGGCGGTTGAACTGACCCGGCTCCGATCGGTCGGATTGACGCCGGCATCAAACATCACCATGCGAATGGCGTTCTGAATTGCGGCCTGTTGCTGGCCCTTTCCTTCGCCCCAATTCAGGCCGTCAAGAGCCTGCAAGGTGAACGCAACGTAAGCCTGCGTCTTCGCCGACTGCCACGTTTTAGCAGCTTGTAGGGAGTTGGCTTTAAGCCCTTTGGAGTAAGTAGCGGACATTGGTTTCTCTTTCGTGTTGTTTGCCAACTGGCAATGTTCGCCAGTGGGCAAGGGAGTGACGTTCCGGCCTAGTGAGGGCTGGTGTCGGCTTGTGACCGATGGGACTAAAAGTAATGAGGGATAAGGTAGAAGTCAGAATGATGTTGAGAGGGGATAAGTATATGAAAATATAGGGGAAAAGAGGGCTGGGAGGAACCGCCCTGCCACATCTATACTAGCTAAAATTTTGAGTTTTCAGATGCTAGTACTTGTATTGTTGAGGTAATCCCTCTCATTTCTTTATGCTCCATGTTGAGTGAACCAACACGATCAACATACGGCGCCAGCACAGGGCGCCTAGATAGCAAAAGGCCGTCTCTACCAGAGACGGCCTCAACCACGCCCACAGCCCCCAACACAAACGTACATTCTCAACTAATCAGGGCTCTCGGCCTCGTTCCTGATAGGAAGCAGAAACACTCACCCTCACCTAATCAGGGTCTCGGCCCGAATTGTTTATTCCCATCCTTCCGGAGGCTTGATTTCAGGGCCGAAAGTGGAATCATTCATCTGATCATTCTCCCAGGTCTTCAACTCTGCAAGCACTTCGAACCAGTCCCACTGACACAAATACTCTACATCAATTCATTAAAGTTCACGCTTAGGGCACGACCCTTTAATAAGCCTATTTTTCAGACCCCAGGGCCATCGATAATAAACAGTCGCAGTTTAGAAGATGGAAATTAAATACTACGTGACTCTTTGTGAATAATGCTATTTTCTGGAACCGAAATACCAATAGATAACTTATAAGCAGCAATTTTAGGAACTTGTCCTATAGTCTGCATCCAAATATATCCATCAATCGTCGCATAAACACCCTCAGGAACATAAAGCACGGAATCTCCGATCTGGAACTGTTGATCTGGATTACGTGCTGAGCTGTTACTCTCCATTTAACCCTCCATCTTAACTAAGCAGATTTAGTCATTCTCCCAGGCCTTCAATCCTGCGAGCACTTCAAGCCAGTCCCACTGACTTATGGAGACGCCACCGGGGTTTCCGCACACAGTGTGAGAAACAAGAACGCGGTAATCCCCCCACCTTCCTGACGTATCGGTGAGAATCCCTTCTTCACCCCTACTTCCACCATGCGCTCGATGAAGGTCTGAAGCCCCACATGCGAGGCACCTGCCGTGCTGGAGCAAAAGAGCCGATATGCGCGGAAGAGATGATCTACTGAAGTGAATTTCGGGGTAACCTGCGTATGTTGGGCCATTCCGTACCTGAGTCGCCCGGACTCCACAAAATGGCCCCACCAAAAACCCACAGAGTCACCGTTCCTATTCATCTCCTCGATGCATTCGTAATGAGATTTCGATAAACGATATTCTCGATTAAGCTTCAAACTCACAATTCCTTGAACCGCCCAAGCCATAATGGCTTCACGCTCTTGCCCAAGGATCATCTCTTCAACATTTTCAATCCTTTTCTCCGGCGGCAATGGTCGATCAAACCTGAAAAAGAGCCACCTACGGAGCCATCCTCCGTCCGGATCGTCCACCTTCGGCCAGTGATTTGATCCAAACCAGTGAGCACAGAGGGGTGTATAGCTGAAAACAGGTTTATTTTTGAATTGACCCTGCAGCTCACCACCCTCAATAATAGTTTTGAAGTGTTTGCCGGGGATTTTCTGCTTCGAGAGCTCTCCCGCCATGTTCAAAAGCTTACCAGCGAGCTCGGTGCTCTCAAATTTCTCAGCAAACTTCTCCGGTGGAACTGCACTACTGGTTCCAGGGGGCATCAACGCTCGCATCAGATGCAATATTCTGGTTTTACCAGCCCCAGCAACGCCTTTGAAGATGAATGCACGTTGGTAGCGTGTCGCGACCCCGAAAATCGTCGCAGCCATTGCCTCTCGAAGCGCCTGAATTTTGTCTTGATAGTCCTCATCCTCTCCCCAAAAGTCGCGAAGCATGTTCTGCCATAGCAAACACTCACTCGCTAACCCTGGTTCATAGGCATAATTCAAGCAATAGGTGCATCCGTAGTCCCGATCATGAGCCCGAAGCACTAGATCTTCATCAAGAAACCCATTGACGAAATTGACGCCCTTGATCGTAACTCGAATGAGCTCTGTTGTTCGAGTCGCCTGCATCGTGCGCAACACGCCATTATAGTCACTGTTCTTTTTTGCTGACTGCATTCCCTTCGAGTTCATTATTATCAGATTCAAGAGATCGCTATCGTTTAGACTAAGCCAGTGCGACCCCACCCACTGCCAGAATTTTCCGTTACAAAACCGGACTTCACCGTTCTCCTCAATCAGTTTCAGGATAGCTTCGGCAACCTCGGCATGGGTTTCACCAACAACAATCCCCCGTCGCAGCTCTTTCACACGCTTTCGAAGAGAAACAAGCCGAAATGCGCCTCGTGCGGTATCCGATATGACCTTCAGCAACCTGTCTTCTTCGGTCGACACCAGATCCGTATTACCGGCGATTTTAACCAGGGCCTTATCGACGAGAGTCATCATCTGACTCTCATCATTTACATCGACGCCCCCCCCGGCCGCCACTTCGCCGTTGAACCAATCCAGAATCTCTTTGAAAGACCACCGGCGCCGACTGTCATCGAACTCTCCGAGCCCAAACGCCTCTCTGGCCTCATCACTCAATCCTTCGTCCCACCCCACCGGCAGCGTTTTTCCGTGCTCAAAGACGTCCCGCCGAAGACAATAGACAAGTCGCTCAACAGCATGACCAATTGTCAGCTCATCACCCCAAATCTTCTCAACAAAACCCTCGACCCAACCTTCCAGCCGCTCCACTTGCTGTAAAAACGTCCAGTTTCCGTCGACAATCTCCTTCGAATAGAGACCACATATCCGCAACAACGTGTTGTCGCGATTCCCAGAACTAACGTAATTGGTGACAACCACCCTGCCCGACGTTGACGATGTCTCAATACCAACATCCTTCAGAGCAGCTTTCAGAACCAGATCAAGCCCATTCGGAAGGTCCGCCAACTCCCCCTCAGCCCCATCAAGCATCTCGAGTAGGTCTCGATTAGCCCAATACGGCTTACCAGTGTCGGGATGGATCGATGGGGGCAAGATGAACTGTCGCTTCAACGACAAAACGTCGATGATGCCCTTCCCATCGACTCCCTTCACAGTAAAGTTCCGTGGATCACGGAACTTATAGATCAACACTTTGCCCTTCTTGCCGACGCGCTCCCATCCCGACCGTGGCAGAACACGCTCGACGGCGCCGATCACACGATCTTCATCGCTGTCGATATCGACCGCGCATATGCCGCTTTGAGGACCACAGACGAGCCCTATTCCATACTTCTTCTCACTAAACGTCTGCAGCCACTGTTCTCGCTCTTCAACCGAAGGCAGCTCAAGAGCCCACTTTGCCCACTCTTTCTGAACTGGCCGCTTACCCAGCACCGGAATCACGCTCAACCCGCGTTCCCAATAGCGGGGAGCCTCAACTGCGAAAACCATTAGCCACCTTCTTGCTTATTTGCCTACCTGCCTACTACCTTGAGGCGTTTAATCAGCTCGGCACGCTGATCGCTATCGAGCATGCTCTCAATCATCTCGAGAACCACGCTCTGAAATCGCGCCATTTCCTGCATTGAATAGACGTCCGCTTTGAGAGATACCCACTTCTCCAGCAAGACTGTTTTGGCTTTGATCACCTGGACGCGAGCAGCAGCGTCGTCATCTGCGCGAACCGCGATCTCCAGCATCTTCATTTCTGAAATAGTATTTTCAATTTCACTAAGCAATATATCAAAGCGATCCAGATCGCTGCTTACACTCTCACCTTGGAAGATGTTCTGAACCTCAACCTCAGCTCCTTCCTTGTCCGATAGCAGCTTCAGTAAGAGCTTCTTCTCCCCGTCACGATACGGACAGCCCTCTTCAGCAAGCCACGTCTTACTTCCCCCTTCCGCCTCGGCGGCCAGCATAATGGCCGTCATTCGTGTTTCGAAGTTCTCAGGAAGTAGAGGAAAATGAGCCACGTGTGCCCCTGGGCTTGACTTTGGCGAGTCAGTAAGGATGGCGATGCGGTGCTGCGCGCGCAACCACAGAAAAATTTTCTCTCCCAGAGACTCGCTCTCGATGATTCAATTTGTGACGAACGTCATTATCTTGGTCAGATGCAAAAAGAGCAGCCGACCCCTGAGTATCTCCATGAGTGTTTTGATTATGATCCTGAGACAGGGGGCCTGACCTGGAAAGTTAGGCCTCGAGAGCACTTTAATAGCGATCGAGGTTGGAGGACGTTCAACTCAAAATACTCTGGCAAAGAAATTCGTAGTATTACCGGAAAAGGCTATCGTCATGCGCGAGTGACGATCGGCGATAAAGTTATGAGTTTTTATGTGCATGTTATTGCTCATGTCCTAATGACTAAATCATGGCCTACTGAAGATATTGATCATAAGAATCGTCACTCATCAAGTAATGAATGGAATAACCTTCGACCAGCAACCCGGTCTCAAAACATTATTAATCAGGGGATTCGATCAGATAATACGACAGGAGTTACAGGGGTATCATGGCATAAGAAGATGCGCAAATATAGAGTAAGGGTTCATCAGAACAGGAAAGAGGTTATAGTTGGATACTATGATACTTTAGAGGAAGCGACAGCCGCTCGAAAACAGGCAGCTCAATCCCACTATGGTGAGTTTGCCAATGTCGCGTGACACTCATCTCTCCAGTTTCATTGCAACTCTTGAGCAGAGATTTGGGTCAGATCAATTAAATATGCCTATGAGCGAGTGGCTCATGGTTAATACTCATCTTAAAAAGAAACCCTTCTCATTCAAAGGCTATGAGTTTCAGATTCAAATTATCAACGACAATCACCCGAACTTGTGCTGCGAGAAGCTTTCACAGGTTGGTCTGTCTGAGATTCAAATCAGAAAATATCTCGCATTTCTGCGACGTACACCCGCCGTGACAGGTATTTATACAATGCCGACGGATGTTATGCGAGATCGCTTCTCTCAGACGCGAGTACGCCCGTTGGTTGATAATGAACTTATCTTTAACCCCCCAACAGTAGATAAACCTGTCAGGCAAAAGTCTATATATCAAATTGATCAGTCATTTGGTTTTATGACCGGGAATACTGAGGGCGATGCGACATCTATCTCAGCAGATATTCTGATGCACGACGAGTTGGATCTCTCCGACCAGGAGATGATCGCGCTGTTTCAGTCGCGACTTCAGGGTTCCAGTTACAAGATCACTCAGGCGTTCTCGACACCGACATACACAGGCTACGGGATCGATGCCCTCTACACGAACTCTGACCAGTTCGAGTATCTCTACAAGTGTCCGAGCTGCAATCATCACCAGATACCAACCTTCGAGCCACGTTTCGTCGCACTCCCCGGCCTCAAAAACGACGTCGAGGATCTCTCGACGCTCTCGCAGGATCAGATCTTTGCGATTGACCACGACAATGCCCGTTGGAGATGCGAGAAGTGTTCCAAGCCTCTCGACCTCACTGATCCCGCTCTCCGTGAGTGGGTGGCACGCCATCCGGGGCGCCCCACCCGCGGTTATCGCGTGCGGCCCACATCTGTCTCCTCAATCACTGTTCCTTATATCCTGAAGCAGCTCTCGAATTACGCCCGGCTCGACAACCTAAAGGGTTTTCGCAACACCGTCCTCGGCCAGTCCGACGACACCGGCGGCGCGCGCTTGACGGAGGCGGAGATTCGAGCGGCGATGCAGAGCCCGGCTCCGCCCACGATCTCCTCCGACGTTCCTTGCCTCCTCGGCATCGACGTGGGCATTACATGCCATGTCATCCTGGCCACGTTCGAGACCACAATCTTCTTCAGGCAGATCCCTTCTAACAAACTCCTGTCCTTCATCACCGAGCTTTTATCCAAGCACAACATCGTGGCGGGGTGCATCGATCGATATCCCGACACTAACCTCTCCGAGCAAATTCGTGACGTATCTAACAACGTGATCATGCCTGTGCATTATGCCACGGCGCCGAACTCACCGACTATCAAGGAGGTATTCGATATCGAGGAGTCACCCTCACATTGGAATTGTCACCGAACAAAAGGTATCGACGATGCGGTTGCTCTTATACGTCGTTCAAAACTTGTGTTGAACGGCTATGGCAACTTGGCCCCACTGATTATTACCCATCTTCGCGACATGGTGCGTGTCGAGAATCCTGATACGCCTGCTACGTGGAATAAGCTCCGGGGTGAGGATCACTTCTTCCACGCTTTAACTTATCTTTCCATTGCCAGAAAATCGGTGGAAACAGACTTCCTTAATCATGACGCTGAAAAACGTACCCAATGTTTCGTGCTTCCTGCCTCCTCTTCTAAACAACCCTCCTTGTCCCCAAGTTCTTTGAACAAGATCACCTACGGGTCGTTCCCACACTCTCGCCTCTAAGGGTTTCTGTGGCTCTCCTCGACGGCCTTCTCAACATTATTGCCCCGAAGAAGAAAACGCCGAACGACGGCTCTCTTTTCACGCCGACATTTAATCCGCAGCAGACGCAGCGACCTCTGGCGCTACCTGCGTTCAATGATCACCTCAACGATATTTTCACGCTGCGTCAGCAGAGCGATACTCGCACGCTGCTCAAGCAGATGTTCCGGTCGGATCCGGACGTTTCGTCGGCTGTTAACGGTTATCTGACTCTCGCGAATACGGAGATCATTGCCTGGGCAGTTGACGCGGATGGGTTTATTGATCCAGAGGCTTCTAAAGACGTTCAATCGATCATTACGCGCCTGACGAGGCAAGTCGATTATACGCAAGGATTTCAGCTCAAGCAGTCGCTCTATCAGCTTGCGGCAGACCTTCGCTATATGATTCTGCTACGCGGCGGCATTGCGTGCGAACTGGTTTATGATAAGTCTCAGAATCCTGACTCGCTGCGCAACATCGATTTTGGGTCAATCCGCTGGAAAGAAACCAAATCCGGCACATATACCCCGCTGCAGCAACAGCAAGCCGGCGATCCTGTCGCGATTAACACCCCTGCCTTTTTTGTATCGTTCTATCGCCGCGACCCGACAACACTTTACGCTGACAGCACCTTCGTTGCGTCGATCAACACGATCGCTGCACGGCAGCAGGTGATCAATGACCTCTACCGCATCATGCGGCAGACAGGGTTCCCGCGGATCACGGCGAAGCTGCTCGAGGAGGTAGTGATCAAGGCGGCGCCGGCAAACGTGCGCGCTGATCAGACGAAGCTGCGTGAATTCGTCCAAGCGCGCATGAATGAGCTGCGCACGTCGATCGAGTCACTCAGCGCCGACCAGTCGATCATTCATTCGGACTCGGTTGAGTTCAAAATCCTGAACGATCGCAACCCCGGCGCCGCGATCGACGTCACTTCAATCATTGAGACCTTGAACGCTCAGAACCAAGCGGCGCTGAAGACGATGGCGACGGTTCTTGGCCGCGGCGCCAATGGTGTGAACACATCATCGGTCGAAGCTCGGCTTGCCGCGATGTATGCCGATGAGCTCAATGAGCCGATCGCTGAGATGTTTGAGAAGGTTCTCAGCTTCTGTCTGCATCAGCGCGGGTATCAGGGTTTCGCCGTTGTGAAGTTCCGACCGGCTGAGTTGCGACCGGACACCGAGCTTGAACCCCAGCGTCTGCTGAAGGCCAACCGTCTTCGACAGGATCTTTCTGACGGGATCATTTCTGACGAGGAATATACGCTCGAGATGTATGGCCGCTTGCCACTTCCTGGCGTTGCTCCTCTAACCGGCACTGGCTTTCATTCCCCTGCCTCTTCCACTTCTCCAAATCCGGCGGATGTTTCGCCGAACTCGGACCCGTTAGGCAGGTCGATAAGCCCTGACACGACCAAGCAGACAAAGGCTAACCAACCGAAGTCTGTATCTAAAGCGCGGCGCATTCAATGATCTACAATAACTCCTCCTGGGGTATGCGGTTTATTCTCAAGAACGGGATAATTCCTTATTCGTTGAGTGGAAAAGATCTTGTGATGAGGATTGCTCCCAAGGCAGATCAGCTATCGGTGCTCGATATCACAACAGACAACTCGAAAATTGTAATTGCGGACGCTGCTAACGGGATTTTTGATGTTTTTCTTACTGCAGCAGATACCGGGAATCTTCAGGCTCGCACTTATGTGTTCGAGATAGCGTGGACGAATGCCCCAGGTGGTTACACCCGACTGTTTGGGGGTCGGATACCAGTTCAACAAGGTATACCATCATGACTGATATACTGTTTGATTCTGGGTCGGTTCTTGAGGTGGAGGTTATTGCTGGCCCTACAGGTCCGCAGGGACCTCAAGGCATTCAGGGCATTCAAGGTGTTCAGGGCATTCAAGGTGTTCAGGGCAATACCGGGTTGACTGGTGAGACAGGTCCTACCGGCGCGACAGGTCCAGTAGCTTGGGGGTCTGTTGCAGCATGGGCCTCGTCAGTTGTTTATAGTAGCATCCCCCCTATCAGCATTGTTACCTATCAAGGTGAAACCTATAGCTGTATTACGGGTCATACGTCTACAGCCTCTTTCGACAATACAAAATTCATTAAGATAGCAGCGAAAGGGGTTGACGGCACTAACATAGGAGATGTTGTTGCTGCAAATAACCTTTCTGATCTTGTTAATATTCCGATCGCACGTACGAATCTTGGTCTAGGCGATGCGGCGACCAAGAACGTAGGCACAGTGACGGGAACTGTTGCCTCGGGTGATGATAGCCGTATCACCGGAGCTGCGCAAAAAGCGAGTAATCTTTCTGATCTAGCTGATATTCCTACTGCGCGCACCAATCTTGGCTCTGGTGCGGCGAATGGTCTGGCTACTCTCGATAGTGCGGGTAAGATCCCAACATCACAATTACCGGCTGCTGTATTAGGTTCTCTTGCCTATCAAGGAACGTGGAATGCCAACACCAACACTCCAGCGATACCAGCGGCATCGGCAGCAAATAAGGGTCACTACTATAAAGTTAATGTAGCTGGAACTACTCTCATTGATGGGGAGTCTGATTGGAAGCTTCAAGATTGGATTGTTTCCAATGGAGGGACATGGGACAAGATCGATAATACCGATCAAGTCACGTCGGTTGCAGGTAAGACAGGAGCAGTTACTCTTGTAGCGGCGGATATAGGAGGTCTTGTAGCTTCTGCGACAACTGATACAACGAACGCAGGGAATATTTCCAGTGGGACGCTCCCTGCGGAGCGGCTGCCCAATCCCTCTTCTACAACACTTGGGGGTGTTAAGAGCCTAGCGGTGGTTGCCACAAAGTTTCTGACGAGTATTGGAATTGATGGTCTCCCCGTCGCTGCGCAGCCGGCGTTTGGTGATGTAGCTGGTCAATTGGTTACTACGCAGATCACTGACGCTAACGTAACGAGCTCCAAGTTAGCGAGTGATCTAGCTCTAGCCGGTATTCCAACGGCGCCGACCGCGGTACCGGGCACGAATACGACGCAGCTCGCCAGCACGGCCTTCGTCAAGGCGGCTGTCGACGCGCTGATCGCGGCTGCCCCCCCCGCGCTCGATACTCTCAACGAAATCGCGGCGGCCCTCGGCAATGATCCGAATTTTTCAACCACAATGCTTGCTGCGCTCGGAAATCGTGTGCGGATCGATGCCGCGCAAACGATCACGACGGCGGAAAAGGCGCAGGTCGCCAGAAATATTCGCCCGAGCGTCGCGACCAAAACCGCAGCATTCACTGTCGGCGCCGACGACATCGGCGCGACGTTCCGCTGTTCCGGCTCATGGACAATGGAGCTGGGCGCCGCGGCCACATTGGGCGAAAATTTTGTTATCTATGTCAAGAACATTGGGGCTGGGATCATCGCGATTGATCCGAGCTCGGCGGAGCTGATCGACGGCCGCGCGACGTTCGACTTGCTCCCAGGACAAAGCGGCGCGATCGTCTGCGATGGCTACTCCGCGTTCGACGTGATCGGCGCGCCGACAGAGATATCGACTTTCATTAGTGCGGCGTCGCAAGCGGACCTCATCATACCGCTGCCGAACGGATACAAATCGCACGAAATCACCATCCACAAAATGCTGCCGGCCTCTGCGGCGCAATTGCATATGCAGGCGTCGGATAACGGCGGAGTCGGCTATCTCAACGCAAGCAATGATTATGCGTGGCAGGTCATTCCGGCGACCTCCACGCCAACGCCATCCTATGCTGGTAGCCACTATGGCGATACGAAGATCATTCTCTCGGGAACGCAGAAAGCAGGGACGTCTTCGATGATAGGTGGTGTTATCAAAGTGCTTAATCCACTTGAAACGAATGCAAATAAAACTTTTCTTTTCTCGATCAGATATCGGCAGAATTCGGATGGCATTATCCAATATCTGCACGGCGAGGCTGAAATTCCGACAATTAGTAGATTGACCCATCTTAGGTTGTTTTTTCCCGCTGTGAATATTGATACGGGACATGTGACCTTACGGTCGATTGTTTGAGAGGTAATGATGCAGTATTACCCTGACATTTATGGGATTGCAGGTCAATCTAATCCATCCGGCCGTGGTCTACTCAGTGAAATGCCGGTTCTTACGAATTACATAAAAATTCTGAATTACAACAACGCCGGAAAATGGGTTTATGCGAGTGAGCCTATTGATTCTGAGATAGGTCAGGTTGACGCAGTTTCATCAGATGTTTCGCCCGGTGTTGGTTTCGGGCTAGCGTTTGGGGATGAGATGTTCAATCTGCGCCCAGGGAGACCTGTCGGCCTTGTCCCTGGCGCAAAGGGCGCCAGCAGCATGGCCGATTGGGGGCGTAATCTTAGTCGATCAACTCTCTATGGATCGATGATTGCGAGATTACAGGAGGCTGCATCCTCTGGTTCACTCAAGGGGCTAGTATTTGATCAGGGAGCGACTGAAACATCATCCCTGGCATTGGTAAATGCGTGGCCTGCGGCGTTCACGCAGTTTGTTGCCGATGTTCGAGGGGATCTGAGCGACCCTACTCTCCCGGTAGTGTTTCCTATTCTTGATCCTAACCCTAACGACCCAGGTTATCCGTATTGGGCGGAGATGGTGACAGCCCAAACTAACATGACGCTGCCTTCTAACGTTGGTCGCGTCACCGCGAATGATCTTACCATGAAACCCGGTGATCTGTTCCATCGAACGACAGCCTCGCAAATCATTCTAGGTCGGCGGTTTTCTACCAAGATGGCTGAGCTGTTGGCCGCGCTTGGTAGATAATGGAGTAGCGAGAAAATGAGTGAAGCCACAATCGGCGGTGACGGATGCTACGTCGCTCGAATGGATGGTCGGGTAGTTATACGGATCGGTGGTAGCCCCTACCGTAATTATTTTTTCGGCGAAGCTGGAAGAGATATGGTCGTTGGTGGGGGAAATATTGGAGCTGGTTTCAGTGCGTTGGGTGCGGTTGAGCAAGGAGGAGGCAATATTGCTTTTGGTGATTTTGCATTGTCTCAGCAACTTAATTTATCGCATAGTATCGCCATTGGTTATCAGACATTAAGGTATGCTACGGCGGCGTCTGATTGTATCGGAATTGGCAGCGAATCTCTTAAAAATATGATTACTGGCACCGGGACGACCGTAATTGGTCGTCTGGGCTGGTCAATGATTCCTGAAGGAGGCAATAATACAGGAGTCGGGGATAGTGTTGGGCGCTATAGTGTATCAGGCATAGGCAATTGCGCCATGGGATATCGCTCTTTTGAGAGCGGTAATGGTGATTATAACGTTATGCTTGGCTTTGCTGCAGCGCTGTCCCGTAGCATCGGAAATTCCAATGTTGGTTTGGGTTCAGGAGCTTTTGGAGGTTCTGGAGTCAGCGATCTAGGTGATCGCAATGTGGGCGTCGGATTTGACGTGGGACAATCATTGCGTCTAGGTTATGACAATATATTTTTGGGGGCCAATTCCGGTAATAATATTAATCAAAAGTCTGATGTTGTAAATTCTATAGCTATTGGGGCTGATAGTTATACGACAGTAGACAATCAGATTGTCATCGGTGATAGTCATCATCAAGAGGTGATAATAGCAGGGGTGCTATTCACGCGCTCTGAACTGATTGCACTGAAGGCTCTTATCAGTTGATGCTAATTATGTGATAGTTACAGTTCTATTAGTGTTGCGATTTTAATATTTCATCTTATCGTTGCGAGTTTACTTACTCGATTGAACCTCATCTAATCTCTTTCCACATTCGAAATTGATCCCCGCTACGGACCCTTTTCGAATGAAGCGTGTTCCCCTGACTGATCTTCTCCGGCAGCGATTGCAAACTGCAGGTGCGGACCCGGAGAAGGTTGTCGTTTTCGAAGCCACGGCGCTCAACACGCTGCCTGTTCGTAAACGGCACCCACTCTATAAGGATGCGGTTCATACCCTCGATTTCATGACGCAGATGCGGGATGCTCTCAATGCTGAGAGTCTTCCTCTGCAGACGATGCACAACGATCAAGTGCTCCCGCTCGGTCGAGCCTTTTTCGGCGATGTGGTCGGTTCCGAACTTCGTGTGTTGTTCTGGGTCGATTCGACTCATGCAGACATTATCAACCTGATTGAGAACGGTACCATCGATCAGGTTTCTGTCGCAACACTCCCCAAGGCAGCGCTCTGCTCCACGTGTGGTTTCGATTTCTTCGGCCCCAACGCGTCCTTCGACAATATCTGGTCCGCTACTGACCCGGAAGGCCACACCATGGGTGAGAACGGTCACCATCTGGTGATCAGTCAACTCGACCGATGGTTTGAGCTTTCTCTGGTTGGTCAGGGCGGGATCAAAGGGGCTCGTATTCAGAAGTCTTCGGAGGCCCGCCTCGCGGCGGATGGATCAGCGGCCTCCATGCTCACTCTTTTGCTGTCGTCCGCTGATCTGACGTCGGAGAAAACTTCCATGGACCTGAAGGAACTTGTGCAGCAGTTGACCGATGAGAAGGCGAAGAACATCGCTCTGACGTCGGAACGCGACACTCTTATCACCGAACGTGATGCCGCCGTTGCGGCCCGCGACGAAGCGGTCTCCGCTCTCGCTGCGAAGGACACTGAGCTCATCACGTCCAAGGCCGAAGTGACGCGCCTGTCCGCGTTCAGCGGCGCGGTCGACGCGCTCAAAGACATCGCCAAGCACGTTCTGACGATCAGCGGCCGTGTCACGGATTCCGCGCCGGAGAAGATCGAGGACATCGTCACCTTGGTGAAGGGTGTGAAGCTCTCGCTCCCCACCTCTCACACGGATCCCGCGCATCGTTCTGAAGGGAACGAGAAGGTGGGGCAATTCTCCTCGGGTGCCTTCAAGAGCGCTCGCTAATTCACTGGTTAAGAAGGATCGATCCATATGACCCCCTTCCATAACGTCGTTCGAAACTACGACATCATCCCGTCCCATGCGTATATCGCGTTCAACTTGCCGACGACGCTCACTACGGCCGACATCGGCAAGGCTGTGACGCTCGACGCTACTGCGCCCAATAAGGTGAAGCTCGCTGGCGCGCAAGACCCGATCCTTGGCCGGCTTGAAACGGTTGAGGTGCGCTCGGCTTCGCAGGTGGTCGGCTCTGTTTCGGTCAGCGGCATTATGAAGCTACCGATCGGTGCGGGTGCGACCATCGTTGTCGGTGACACCGCTGTTGGTTCGGGCGCTGCTACGGGCGGCGTCACGCAGCGTTTGGTGACGGCGACCCCCACCCCTGACCCGACCGACAATCTTGTCATCGAAGTCATCGGCACGACGCATGTCGTTGTGCTGAAGAAGTAATCCTCGCTCTTCGGCCACCCCATCTCGTCTCAGGAGACGCAAATGTTTCGATCGATTTCTACCATCCAGCGCGTCGCCCCCGAGACGCTGCTTGCGGGGCTCCGTAGCGAGTCCCCTTCTGCTTCGAAGGAAGCGGGCACGAAGCTTGTCGAGACCGCAAAGAGCTACGGCCTCGGCTTGCGCGATTATCTGCGCCTTGCCATTGACCCGACGATGTCCAATCGCAAAGCGGATTTCACTGGCCTGAACGGCTACGAAGCCTCGCTGATGTATCTCGGCCTGCCGGTCAAGGATGATTTCGACGCCGGCATCACTCTCGAGTTAGCCTCGGACACGTTCCAGACGTTCCCTGGCACCCGCGCACTTTTCCCGCCGGTCATCGATGATCTCGTCCAGTGGAAGTATCGTCAGGATCAGTTCGAGCGCATTGATGCTCTCGTTGCTTCCACGCGCACGATCAGCGGCGTTGAAATGATCACGACGCTCGTCGATGACGCCGCGGGTGACTACAAGGGCGCGTCGGTCATCCCCGAGCTGACGAACATTCCGGTCAAGTCGATCCGCACGACCGAGAAGAGCGTCAAGATTTGGAAGATCGGCGGTGGCTACAAGACCTCCTACGAGTTCTCGCGCCGCGCTCGCCTCGATCTGCTGACGCCCTACGCCAACCGCCTCAACCGCGAGCTCGAGCGCTCGAAGGTCGGCGCCGCGACGGACCTGCTCATCAATGGCGACGGTGTGGCGGCAGCGGCCGGCGTGATCAATCAGTCGAGCTATAACGGTGGTGCAGTCGGCACGGCGACGAATGGCACCCTGAGCTATAAGCATCTGCTGGCGTGGCTCGTGGCGCGTGCTCAGGCAGGAACCCCGGTAGATACTCTTGTTGGAAATTGGGACGCTTACCTGCAGTGGTTGCTCCTGTTCGCGCTGCCGATCGCCAATGGCGGCGACCGCACCGCGGCTGAGAACCTTGCGCGTTCGGGCTTCCAGATCGGCGGCGTGCCGATCCTTCAGGGTCAGGTGAACTTCGCCCTCTCCTCGACGGCTCCGGCGAACCAGCTCGTCGGCTTCATCAAGGGCGAGACGTTGGAGCAGCTCGTCGAGGCTGGGTCGCTGATCAATGAGTCCGAGCAGTCGGTGCTCAATCAGTCGGTGACCTATGTGCGGACGGAGACTTCGGGTCCTCGCCTCGTGTTCGACGACACGCGTTCGATCTTCAACTTTGGTGCGTAATTTTACGATATTCAGTCGGGTGGGGTTTACCTCACCTGACTGAACTCGAGGTTGTTAATGAGAGAGTCTCATACTCCTGAAGAGCTTCGTGAATTTCTTCGATATGAAGAGGATACAGGAAAGCTGTTCTGGCGGCTGAGGAACGAGTCTCATTTTGCGGAAGGTAAGTATTCTCCCGCGCGACTAATGAAGCGATGGAACACTCTGTTTGCAGGGAAAGAAGCCGGTAGCGTTCATACCGATCCTAAGGATGGGTATCAGTTTCACTGTATTCGCTTAGGCAAGCGACTTTATAAGTCTAGCCGAGTCATTTGGGCCATGAAGAGGGGTGTATGGCCTGATAAAGACATCGACCATAGGGATACCGATTCTTTGAATAATAGGTGGGGAAATCTACGGAAGGCAACCAAGTCCGAGAATGCATGGAACAGAAGAACCTTTCGAGGACGCCGCTATAAGGGTGTTCATTTCCATATACAGAGACAGAAGTGGATCGCGAGAATTACGGTTCACAGTGTTCAATATCATCTAGGAGTTTTTGATACCCCTGAAGAGGCGTATGTCAAAGTCTGTGAGGCTCGTCTCAAATATCACGGCGAGTTCGCACGAGCTGCCTGACCCTTGATGTGGAGGATTGGTCCAATGCTTTTGGTCGAGACGCATGGAGCTTATCAGCTCGTCGATCATGATCGTCGCAACCCGACGATCCGTCATGAGGGTTATACGGTTGTCCATCGCACCAATTTCGTGGCGCATCGGATCGCGATCGGACAGGTTCGTATCGTTGCCGAGTTGAGCGACGAATCGACTGACGCTGAGTGGTTGAAGTATTACGCTGAGAGCGACTTCGATCTGGACCTCGCGCGCGAGTCGTTCCTGACAACGTTTGGGAAGAAAGCACCGCCCGCACCGCCCGCACCGCCCGCGCCGCCCGTGCCGCCCGCGCCCGTTGCTTCCAGAGGCACGCCAATCGTGAAGCCTGCCGCGTAAGAGGTCCTTTGTGGACACCTTCGTCAACACCGCAGTTTCGTTGAGGGTCGATTTTGTCGGCCCTCTCGGTTCTTTGGTTCCAGACGCAAATTCGGTCTACTGGTCGCTCTATGCCCATGATGGGACGTTGATCTCGGGACCAACGCTGATCACGACGGGGTCAATCGACACTGGCGTCACGATTCCAATCTCCGCGGGTCAGCAAACGATCGGCGTTGGCAAGCGGTTCGAGAAGCGTCAGGTTATTGTGACGTGGACGACGGGTGGACAAGGCTATACTTGGCGCACTTTCTACCGCGTACTGCCGATCTTGAACCATAATGTGTCGGCTGATGATGTGCGCAGCCTGCTTGGTCTTAACGCGGATGAGCTCCTCGACGACGAGATTGACCTTTTCGCTGCGTTTCTGCAGGTAGAGGATGAGATATCCCAGACAGCGCTAGCTGCTGCTCTTTCGTCCGGAACACTAACAGAGGCGTCAGCAAACCTGCTGATTGGGGTCACCGCAGCTATCGATGTGATTCCATCATTACGGTTGAGAACTCCGATGACGGTGGGCGACGGCGGCAAGACATGGCAGCGCTTCCGAACGAGTCCTGACTGGGATGCAATTGCCGAAGAGCTCGCATCACGTCGTGCTTCGTTGCTTGCGCAGACGACTGATACTCAGCTTGCTGACGTTCCTCTTGCGATCTTTACTTCACCCACTGACGTCATCACGGGGTAGTCGTGAGGACTCTCCAGCGCTCATTTTCACGATTTGATGAGTGGCTCCAGGCTGAGAACGGCCCCCGTTTTCGTGGCTCTATCCAGCTCGCTAAGGAGGGTGTTGCAGCGCTCTCTAATTTCCTCGAGACTCGACTTGTCTTGCATGTTCGCACTGAAGAGTTGGCGCAGCCAGGAATGGTTGTTGTCGATGCTCAAGGGCGTCGTTTCTTGCTCGCGGAACATGATAGAAGCTTACATACGCGCGTGCTCAAAATGTTTCCTGTTACGACGCACGCTTCGTGGAAACGAGAGACACAGACAACCGATTTAGTAACGGGACTACCTAAAGGCAGTGGAATACAGGATCTAGGATTGATTTGGTGTGCGATCGAGATTTATGGGCGCGAGTCAGTTGATCGTCAGACTCATATTGGGACGGACAGGTCGCGGGTATTGACAGGTTCAGATGTTCAATTGAATGATCTGATTGACGGTCGGATGGTTCGACGAAAATATATTGTCTATGGGATTTTAATGGTTGAAATAGAATAGTCTCTGATAGAGACTTGTTTGGGCATAAAACGTAGATTTGTTATTTTACAGCCTCTTAGACAGGAGGCATTGATGGGTTTTGCACGGGTAAATAAAGCTGTTTCAGGTTGTGTAGTTTTTGAACTGACAGTCGATATTGTTAGACGATTGCTGGATTATAATCCAGAAACTGGAGAGTTCTATTGGCGTGAGAGAACTCCTGACCTGATTTGGACTGATAAGGAGCGTGATAGAGAGTGGGAATGTAATCGTTGGAACTCCCAGTGGGCCGGAAAACGTGCGGGCTGTGTGAATAAACCTGACGGTTATAGGTATATTAAGATTTATGCTAAGAGATATAGCGAACACCGATTAGCGTATTTTATAATGGAAGGAGCATGGCCCCATGATGAGATAGATCATAAGGATGGAGATGTAGGTAATAGTAAATGGGAAAATTTGCGACCAGCAACGCGCTTACAGAATGGGTATAATCTTAAACTATCTACATCTAGTACAACTGGTTTTAAGGGTGTTAGTCTTCATAAATTATCTGGTAAATATCAGACGTATATTACTGTGAACAGGAAGAGAGTGTATCTTGGCTTATTTGATACGCCAGAAGAAGCTCATGTTAAGGTTTGTGAAGCTCGTCTCAAATATCATGGTGAATTTGCGCGGGTAGCCTAATGAAGATTGTCATAAAAGTTGGTCCAACTGACCGTAGGGCAGGTCGTTTTGATAGCTCATCAAACCCTGCCACAGTGGCTATTGCCGCTAAACAGCTAATTCTTGATGCTGTTCAGGATCGAGCTGATAGAATCGCTAAGGAGAAAACTGTTGAGCGGCTTGCTGCGGTTCAGGACCATGTCAGGAACGACATCGAGATTTATGCGCGTCAGATGCTCCAGTTTTTCTTCCATTTGAAATCCAATACTGACGGTAAGACCCCTCTTCGCATTCAAATGCCTTCA